CCGCCGCGGCTATACCGCCGCCGCCATCCGCAGCTTCTGCGAGCGTATCGGCGTGGCGAAGTCCCCCAACGTCATCGAGTACGGCTTTCTGGAGCACTGTCTGCGGGAGGATCTGAACGCCAATGCCGAGCGCACCATGGCGGTGCTGCACCCCGTGAAGCTGACAGTCACCAACTACCCCGAGGGCAAGAGCGAGACGTTCACCGTGGAGAATAACCCCACCGACCCGGCGCAGGGTACCCACGAGATCACCTTCTCCCGCCACCTGTGGATCGAGGAGGACGACTTCATGGAGGTGCCCGTGCCCAAGTATAAGCGTCTGACCCCCGGCGGCTTCGAGTGCCGTCTGAAGGGCGCGTATCTGGTGAAGTGCACCGGCTGCGTCAAGGACGAGGGCGGCAGAGTGACGGAGGTTCTCTGCGAGTACGACCCCCAGTCCAGCGGCGGCGACCCCGCCGACGGGCGGAAGGTCAAGGGTGCCACGCTCCACTGGGTGGACGCCGCCAACTGCATCGACGCGGAGGTGCGGCTGTACGACAACCTGTTTGCCGACGAGCAGCCCGACGGCCCCGACAAGGACTTTTTGGACTGCCTGAACCCGGAGAGCCTGACGGTGCTCACCGGCTGCAAAGTGGAGCCGGAGATGCGTAAGGTGGCGGCGGAGTTCGACAGGAGGGGCGACCGCACTGCCGTCAACGCCCCCACGTTCCAGTTCATGCGTATGGGCTACTTCTGCCTGGACAACCGCGACAGCTCCGCGGAGCATCTGGTGTTCAACCGCAGCGTGTCCCTGAAGGACAGCTTCAAGAAATAAACGGAAAAGCAGCGTCTCCGGCCACGCCGGAGACGCTGCTTTTCATCCGAACCACCCTTTTTTCCGCCGGGGCGGCGGCTCCCTCCGCACGGGCTTATCCACCAGAATAATGTCGTCCCCGAATTTCTGCACACACTCCCACGGGATGTAGTAATCCTCGCCCCGCCCGAACAGACCGAAGAACCGGCAGGGGCCGAACACGATCAACGCCTTCACCGCCCCCTCCGGAATGGTCAGCTCCACATCGCCTACGCAGCCCAGCCGGGAACCGTCGCACAGGTTGATGACCTCCTTGCGCCGCAGCTGCGTGAATCTGCACAGCATACGCCTCACCTCTCACTATACGGTATGATGGGCGCAGCCCGTCCCATACCGTCGAATTTCAGAGCTTTGCGCCGCCGGGAATAACCCGCGCACCGGCGGGAAATACTGCCTCTATCAAGGAAAAGGCAGGTGGCGGTATGCGGAGCAGAGTGGAGATCAGCGGTATCAATACGGCGCGGCTGCCTGTGCTGAAAAACGACGAAATGACGGTGCTCCTCCGCCGCGCCAAGGCCGGCGACACATCGGCACGGGAAAAGCTGATCTGCGGCAATCTGCGTCTGGTGCTGTCGGTGCTCCAGCGATTCGCCGGACGGGGCGAAAGCCCTGACGATCTGTTCCAGGTGGGCTGCATCGGACTGATGAAGGCGATCGATAACTTCGACGTAAACCAGCCCGTGCGCTTCTCCACTTACGGCGTGCCGATGGTGTTGTGAAGATGAAAAAACTCTGAGGCTGGTATTCCGAGGAGCGTGTTTTCGTGAAAACCAAACTCTACCTCCTACAAAACGAAGCATTTGACGTAATTCTTGATTATTTCAAGAACAATTCTAACTCATGTTCTATGAGCGACGACCTCTGCCTTGCTTTGAAAAAATTGGAGGAAATCAAGCAAAATAACCAGTCCCTTACGTGGAAGCAGCTCGGTATAATTGCTTCTGTTGAGAGCTACCTCGCAAACAGTGAGGGTAAACCTCTAACGAGACAAGGTTTCCTTGAAAACCATTCACTTCCGTCTGCGGACGTTTTTAAGAACTCGTTTGGTAAGACATCTTTCAAATGGCTATTGGAAAGATATCCTTGTCATACAAAAAAATCTTCCACAGATTTAATTTATGGTGGAAAGGCGTATGATGATGTGGATGAAGTAAAGGATGCTTTTATAAAAGAGTATTACAGAATAAGGCCTGCAACGCAGCACGAGTTCAACTCAAAGAAAAGTAAAACTATCCCATACTGGGAGTCCTTAGCCGCACGATTTGGCATTGCGTCATGGATAGCCCTTATCGACCTCTTGGAGCTGCCGAGGTACAACAAGCGTGGTGACAATCCGCTGAGAGTTATAGAAACTAATTTGTGCATAACGGACGATAGGGTGTCCTTCGCAGGGAGGAAAAGACCTCATGTGTTTAGACGAACATTTTGGACAAAAGAGCTTATTCGTCAGCGTGTCGAAGGTTTCATTATTCAAAATGGACGTACCCCAAGCAGGGAAGACCTCCTTGGCATCCCTGAGTTGCCTTCGCCGGAGACATTCAATAATGTGGTGAAGATGAATTGGCGGCTTTGGATTAAAGAAACATTTCCTGACTGTATTCCCGATAACTGGCGGTATGACCTATTATCCAGCAAGAAAATAGACAAAAAGAAGTGGCTGGAATTATTCAAAAAGGAATATAAGAGAATTAAGCCGGCAACGGGCAATCAATACAATCAGCAACGCACTCAAGGAACGCCAACATGGAACACAATCGCAAAACTCATAGGAGAAAGCGAACACAAATGGAGCAACATGAAAAAGGTTGCAGGGGTAGAGGATGTTCCCATTTCCACCAATAAGCCGTCCACGTAAAAAAAAGACCACCGTAAGGTGGTCTTTTTTTGTATTTTGCGGTTCTAAATTGACTCGTCCTCCGTCTCATCCAAACGTTTGATGCGTTGAAAGCCATTTGCAGAGACCTTCTTTCGACTGCCATCTGCTCTATGGAAAAAATCGCCGATAATAATGCCTTCTTCAACGTATCGTTTTGAACTCGGATGGTTTCGAGTTCCGCCCCACACCAAGAAAGAACAAAGCCATCTTTCAGGAACGGTTCGGTTGTTCTTCACCTGAGACTGTTCCTTCCTGCAGTTTTCAACGTCCTCATTGATTCTCTTGTCTGTAAGAGAAGCAAGATAATCAATATCTAAAGAGTAGAAGTCGGTTCCGTTGAAATACTTGCTCGTATGGTGCCATGACGCATACTGCAGAACCTTTGTCCGCAAGAAAGAAAGCGGGGCTTGCTTGAGCTTTTCAATGTTGCATTGAAGAGACAGCGTTCCGTTCAAAACCTCGGCCTCGATTGCGTTCAGTATGGCTGCTTTGGTCCACTTGGAACGCGGTTTTTCGCCGGATTCATAAGCATCCACAGCGTTGTTGCTCATCGAGTAGCCGGAATACCCGGCCATTACACATTCCCTCCGTCATCGGAGATACCCTGCAGAAGCAGGTTCTCGTCGATATATGTAGCTGTTTCATCTGCGCGATGCAGAAGAAAAGCCAGAGGATAGCGCGTAAAGGCCGCTGAGGTATTCTTATCTGTGGAATACTCTCCCATGTGGAAACGGATTGCAAAAGCCTCCGGCATCGTCAGGCGAATATAGCGTTCTGCAAGAAACACAGATTTATCGCCGTGGCTGCCGAACGGGAGCTTCTCGTCATAGGAAATCCAAGGCACCTTCTTCCACTGTCCGGTTTTGGGGTCCTTCACATTTCTGCTGTCCCATTTATAGAAATCGGCCTTGCAGATATCGTGAAGAAGTGCGGAGATGGCAATGCTATCATTGACCATCTTCCTCTCCCCCTCGGAAAGCGTCTTTCCATTCCGCTCAATTTCCGTGAAGTATGTGTCGTTCAGACGCATAAATACGTTGACTGAGTGGTCCAGAAGCCCGCCGCAGTAGCTTGAGTGATACTTAGCACTTGCGGGCGCCGTGAAGAAATCCGTCTTCTCCAGCAGCCACAGCACAAGGTCTCTGATGCCTTTGCGTCCCGTACTGACAAGTGCGCCAATGAACGCGATGGCCTTAGACTCATACTCCTTATCGGGAGTTGTGCCGGCAGGGTCCTCTACCGTAGGGCGGTAGTCCCCGCCGTGCGCCGTGTACTTTGCGAGCGCCTGAGCTGCTGCCCATTTAATGAAGTCTTCCAATCTGTCGGGGTCGCCATTGTTAGACTGCTCGACAGTGCGGGAGAAGGCGTCATAGTCATCGAGGGCAGCTTGGCAGACGTCATCGTGACAAGCTCCCTTTTCAAACTGTCCGGAAATAGCTATCAACGCAGCTTCAGCACGCTCGTGCAGCTTTTGAATCCTCTCGAATTCAGGGGGGTAGTTGTAACCCATAGTTATTCTCCTTTCTTGATGAAGTCCTCAGCCCTGATAGTACCGGAAGTCCATGCGCTTGTCGGGAAGCTGATTTCGGGGACTCTCTCCAGCATAGCATCCCTCAAAGCGTCTCTATAACGCTCGAAATGCCGTTTCTGGAAGCCGAGAATTCTTTCGTCATACTTTACTTCCTTCTGAAGAAGTTCAACGGCAAGAGAGTTCTCGTTGTCCTCGACCGCGATGGCGAAAAGCTCGTTTTCCATAATCACCCGCTGTGTTCTGGAAACCCACTTTTCGCCCAACACAGGCGTCATGCTGCGGAAGCGGTGTCCCAGTGTATCAACGATACACTCCAACACATCGGCCTCCTCGTTCATAGAGCCCTCCTCATCGAACAGCCACCGGCAGGTGTCCAGTTCACAGTAGGGGATGTCGTTCAGCAGACGAACTTCCGGTTCCTCTTTATAGGGCTCATCCTCTCGATAGACATGAAGGAAGCTGTTGGAAATGTAGTAGACGGCCTCATAAGGACCATGAACAGAAACATTACCTTTGCCCATGATTCGTTTCTCCTTTCTTTTTTTTGCGACCTTTCAGGTGCGGCTGACGGTGTGGAGCTTCTGCTCCAGCAGCTCTGCCTTCTCACGGGTCGCTCCACAGGTACACATCTGCGGACAAACAAGAGGGTCGTAGTAGTCCTCGTTCTTCTCAGGGAAGAATGGCTTTCCGCCCTCATTTACACGCACCACATTAGGGCGCGGGCAGTTGTGACAGGGGTTATACATCTGTAGGTTCTCCTTTCAAATGAGTGTTTTGTGGCGTCCTGTTTCTTTGCGAAAGCGCAAAATACTGAAGTATGCATCAGCAGGGTGCTGTGGCAAATCAGCAACTGCCTTAAACACCTCATCAATGCAATGTACGGCGAGTTCACGCTCACGAAGCAAGGAAGAAAGCATCTCCGCTGCGGCCAGCAGCTCAGTGCTGCCGGAGGCAGCACCGGACCGCTGAAGGCGGACGACCATTGATTTTATTTCTTCGCTTGGAATGTAGGCCTTTTCCATGTCGTCCTCCACCGCAATTACGGTCTCCACGGTGAATTGTGGAGTTCTTCATTGATTTGCTTTATTGTTTTTTCCTGCCACCGGTTGACGTGCTTCGTCCTTGTGAGATTAAGCTCACCAACCTTGTGAAGAGTGATACCAACTGAGCCAAAGTGCAGCCACGTACCCTCGGAAACGGATACTGTGCAGCCTTTTTTCGCACCCTTCAGCCGCTTCTTCACCGACGTGACCATTGCTTGCGTGACAATGCTCTTAGGACGTCCGGCCATCATACATACCTCGGACGGTACTCGCAGAGTCCCTGTTCAGGGTCCCATTTACTCGGAGGAAGTTCCTCATAGCAAATACCTGTCTTCTTGCTGGTAATCTTGATGGGATAGGGGAGAGAGGCGTTATCCTCGTCATAGCACGCAATGTCAATGCCGATGTTGCGGATTTCCGTTCTGTAGGGCGCGAACTTATCGCCAAGCTCCTTCTTGAGATGTGCAATGAGCGCATCATGGAGGTCTTCGAAGGGAATCGACAGGTCGGCGACGATAGGATACCATGGGAAATCCTTCAGCCGATAGGTCGTTCTCACCAAAGCACCATCTTTCGTCCAGCAGTGGACGTGGGGTAGCAGGTGGTCAGGGTTTTCGGCGATAAACTTACGGTTCCAATCTACGACCAAGTCGTAGATATCCTTGCCGTCGAAGATACCGTAGGTTTCATAGCTCGGCTCGCAGATGAATGTCCCGTCGGGACACGCAACGTAACCCCTGCGGTTAGCGCGGAGGTTTTTGGTGTTGTTCGTGTCGGCAAACAGCCAAGAGAAACTACCCATGCCTCACACCCCCTCCATCTCGATACATGGCGTCGGGTATTCCACCATCACGCCACAGTTTGGGCAAAGAGAGGGCATTTCGCCGGCATCGTTACACACCAGCTCCTCTCCGCAGATACAGCAACGGAAAACGCCATCGTCGCTGAGGTCAGCGACGGAAGGCCCCTTGAAGAAAAACGTCTTCAGTGCTACCATCAGCTCTTCGAAGGTCAGCTCAATGTTATCTACCAGATAGACCTTGCCGTCGGGCGTGCCGATGGTGACACCGTGGACATACTCTCCGTTCTCAGGGCACATCCTGCAGTCGGAGAACCAGTCCTTATAGAGTGCCTTGGCGTCCGCCGTGACAGTGGCGTAGGAGTTGTCCATGCGCTCAAAAGTGAAGCGCACGTCAACACATTCAGCGGGCCAGTCACGCTTAACTGTAGCAAGTGCAAATTTCAGGTCCATACCTTAAAACTCCTTTCCTTCAAACGGCGAATGTGTCGAGAACGCTTTTGTTCAAGCTAACCTTGACAAGATGCGCTCGCAGTGCCTCCTTAATGCGCGGCCACTCACGCAGCAGCGTCATACCCGCTTCAACGTAGGTATCGAAAGAGGAGCCGCTGTCGTTATCCTTTTTGACAATGGCGAGCCCAAGGTATCCGGTTCGACCACTGACGGATTTATCCGTGACCGTGATATGGTATTTGTTCTCAATCCCATTTTTATCACCGTAGTACATCTTCTCTTCGCCGAAATCTACCGTCACGCTTGTGCCGCACATATGGGGGCAAATCTCAGACACGATGTAGTCTTCGATTTTTTGAAGATTACTTCTCAGTTTCTGATGTTCTTCACTTGTAAGTCTCATATCCATTTCTCCTTTCTTAAAAAAGCATTTAGGCGAAAAGTGGGGTCTCGATACGATTCGAGACCCCACCCTTCTCTTGCCTTACAGAAATTTTGCGGGGAAATCAGATGGCTTAGAACGGCAGGTCGCTGTCATCCACATCGTTCAGCTCATAGAAGCCGTTGGGAGCGGGCTGGCCGTAGGTCATGTTCGGCTGACCCTGCTGCTGAGGCATGGGGGCGGGCTGACCCTGCTGAGGCATAGCCTGCTGGGGAGGATAGCCGCCCTGAGGAGCCTGCTGCGGCGTGGACTGCGGATACGCAGGGGCACCATTGGCAGCGGGGGCGCCGAAGGAAGACTGGTAGCCCTGAGGAGCCTGCTGCTGGGCATTGGGGTCCATGCAGGAGCCGCTCCGGTTGCGGATGAAGTGGAAGTCGCTGACAGAGATGCTCAGGCTTCTGCCGGGAGTACCGTCCTTGCGCGTATACTGCTGAATCTTCGCGGAGCCGGACAGCCACAGCACAGGATTGGCGTAGTTGCCGTTTTCCGCCGTCACCATACGCATGAACCGCTCGGCGGTCTTCTCCCACATGGTGCAGTTGGCCCACACGACGTTCTTCTCGTTTTCCACGAGAGTCCCCTCGCCAAACGCATAGTCCAGATTGCTCTTCCTGTTCTGAATGGGGATGGAGAAGTTGACGTAGGCCTTGCCCTCCGCCGTGTGCTTCAGACCGGAGCAGCGAGTGACAGCCCCCTCAATATCGGTATAGATATAGGGCTCGCCGTTGCTGTTCACGGCACTGATGAAGTGAGCGGTCGTGTAGAACTTCCGGCCCTGCTGCTGACCGTTCTGCGGTGCAGCCGGCTGCTGAGGCGCAGGAGCGGGCTGACCCTGCTGCTGGGGATAGACACCCTGCTGGGGATAACCCTGCATCTGCTGCTGAGGGTAGCCATAGGCGGGCTGACCCTGAGGCGCACCGTACTGGGGCTGTGCCGGAGGGTACTGGCCCTGCGCCTGAGGATACCCATACTGAGGAGCCTGCTGCATACCACCGTTGTTGTTCTGATAAGACATAATTTTCTCCTTTCTTCCGCACGAAGGCGGACCAAATCCCAAAAATGTTTTGTTTTTTGTGAGGTTGGGATTTGGTTATTGATGTAGTTTTTTATATTAAAAAAGACAGCTATCCTTCAAAAAGGATAACTGCCTTTGATAAATGATGGTGTCTTGAAACGGAGATAAATCTCCTTATAAAAATATCTTCGTAATTATACTACTATACTACCACGTTTCATTATTTTGTCAACAGGACAAGGCGAGAAAAAATGAGGATTTTCCCTGTGGTTATTGCACGTGTGAAATTCTTCTGATATACTTTATGGTAAGATAGAGAGGGGGCTTTTTTGTATGGGCCATTATGAGCGTATTTCGGTTGGCGATAAGATAAAAGAGCTCGCCACCAACGAGATTATGATTCGGATGTCCTTTGATTCCTCGATAGGATGGAAGCTCGTTGTCGGCTTCCCTGAAATAAGAAAGGAAGAAAACGACGCCTTTATATACGGAGATTTACTGGCGGCTTTCACTGTGGTCGTGGATACACCATTCTTCTTGTTCTCCTTCGGAGGCGGGCCGTGGATGGATACACCATTTGAGCCGCGTATAGATGCCTCGCTGCCCTCCTTTGACATACAACTCGATGACGGTGACGGACTTGGCCTTCTCGTCATGTCTGTGGACACGAAGTATGGTGAGGTAAAGGGCTTCAGGCAGGTGGGGCTTGGGCATGGACTCAGCATGAAGATACTCTCCGTTATGCGAGAGCTTCAGCAGCGTCCGCCCATAACACAGGAGGAACATAGGAGGAACATCGAGCGGGCTTATCGTACATACGGGCTGCCGGAAGATATGCTTCGCACGGTGAAACCCGATGAGGTGTTTGCCATCATTAACACCTAAATAATTGCAAATAAGAAAAAGCAGGGTGCTATGCACCCTGCTTTTTGTTTGTGTTGGCGTCAGACTCGTGCAACTCAGTGTAGAGCCAGTCACCAAGCAGCGTATAACGCTTGTCGGTTTTGTTGTTCAGGATAGCCTTTTTTAAGGCTTCGGCTTTTCCGACCATGATAACACAGTCCTTTGCGCGGGTAATGCCAGTATATACCAGATTCCGACGCAGCATGGCTTTGTGTTCGGGAGATACGACCATGATAACGATGGAATATTCACTTCCTTGGCTCTTGTGTACTGTAGTACAGTAGGCCAAGTCAATGTTTTCCATCTGCTCTGCATCGTAACGGAGCTGATGTCCGTCGTCGTTAAACTCAATCGTCACGACGTCTACCTTTTTTGTCGGGTCGTCCTTGGCGGATTCAAAGGAGATGGAGTGAATCACGCCGATGTCGCCATTCTTGGCAAAATCGGTGTTTTTCGTCTGCATCACTCTGTCGCCCTCACGGAACAACTTGTTGTTGAAGATTGCAAAGTTCTTTGTAGGACTTTGGGGATTGATACGTTCCTGCAGCAGCTTGTTGAATCGGTTTACATTCAATGCACTCTTGTGCCGATAGGGACAAAGAAGGGCTACATTGGAAGCACCTTTTGAAATGATAGCCCGCTGGTAGAGTTCGCATACAGCGTTCTCAATAACGGCGGGGTCTCCGGTGTTATCTTCCATGAACATAAACTGTTTTCTCGCAAAACGCAGGTTCACATCCCCCATTTGCATCTTCTGTGCGTTCTCCACGATGGGGTTTCCTTTGGCCTGACGATAGATAACGTCCAGCTTTGTGATAGGCACCACGCCGCTGCGAATCATTTCGTACAGGACATTACCGGCGCCGACGGAGGGCAACTGCTCAGGGTCTCCAACAAAGACAACCTGTGTTCTGCCCGGAATCTTCTGCAGCAGATTATATGCTACAAAAGAATCCATCATGGAACACTCGTCAATGATAAAGATGTTCCCAAACAGTGGTCCGTCGCAATCTGTGCCGCCCACACAGTCATCACCACGCAAACCAATAGCAGAGTGAATGGTAGATGCCTCTACGCCGGTCTGCTCCGTCATACGGCGTGCAGCGCGGCCTGTGGGTGCCAGCAGACAGGGGAGGGAGTTATCCTCTCCGTAAATAGCCTTATGCACATACAAAACGGCTTTTGTGACAGTCGTTTTGCCTGTACCCGGTCCACCGGTAATGATACTTACAGGGTTCTGGAAACAGTTTATCACGGCCTCTTTCTGCTTTTCAGCGAGGGTGATGTCGTTGTCCTCCTGATACTCCTTCAGTGCCCTGTTGATGCGCTCCGTGGAGATGGGCTTATGACTCCGCATGAGCCGTTTGATGTGGCGGCTGATGCCGTATTCCTGCTCAAAGCGGCTGGCGGAGTAGAGCATGGGTCCGGCCATGCGAATGTCCCTGCGCTGGCATCCACTGTTGATGGCCTTTTTACAGACCTCCTCAGTGATGCCTTTGCTTCGAACATTTTTATTGGCCACCCTTGCCATCAAGGAAGGCAATTCAGACACGGGGACACACATATGACCGGCGGAAGCCGCCAAGTCCAAAGTGTATCGCAGTGCCTCCCGTAGACGAGCCGGATTGTCGATAGCGACGCCCTGTTCCAGAGCGAAGCTGTCTACCATATCGAAGGAAAACCCCTTTACCTCGCAGACACGGTAAGTGTCGTGCTTCAGGATTTCCACCACATCCTCGTCTGGGAACGCCTTGAGTAGTGTTTGTACCTTCCGAAGAGAGAGGTTCGCATTGCGAAGAAGCCTTGTGACTTCGCGCTCTTTCTTCGTCTCGCTCAGAGCCACCTTCAGTCTGTTGACCATCTTCTTGGATACAGTGCGCCGTCCATACTTTACACCAATCAGCCGTTCAGGTTGGGTGTCCAGTATATCCCACGTCATATCCCCGAAGGTCTTCCATACTGCCTCGGAAGCAGCGGGACCGAACCCGCAGCGCAGGCTCGATAGGTACGATATTGTGGCGTCCTTAGTTTTCTTGAACTGGTACTCAAAGGATTCGACCTTGAAGGATGAGCCGTACTTACTTCCTACAGACCAGTATCCGGTCATTGTAATGACCGTGTTCCGGTTTACGTTACGGTCCTCCGCATAGGGCAGACCATCGCCGGTGGCGACAAATGTAACGTCTGTTTGTGTGTTCTGGCACTTAATGACCTTCCAGCCATCCTTTTCGTACAGTCGATAGATAGGAACGCAGGTGATTGTTTCAAGATTCTTGCTCATCACGCACGCGCTCCCTTCAGGGGAGGCGGCGAATGGGATTATAGTTGCCATGTCGCCGGCCTCCTTTATAATTTATTTCTTTTGAAAAAACTACTTTACCTGAACGGGATTATGCGGGCTTCATTTTGCTCTTCTTAATGCTGAACGTCCGCGTTTTACACGGGATGTCCACGATACAGTCGCGGAACTTTTCCGCCAAATCGGGGTTTGTTCCGTAGAGCGTGTCAATGAGCAAATCCAGAACATCACGCTTAATCTCCGTGCCCTTACGAGGACTGTTCTTGACCTCGTATGTCTCGTCGTTGATGGTGATGAGTCCTGTATCCATGTCGGGACCCAGTGCCTCAATAAGAGGCAAGGACGCGGACTTTCGCTTTTCGTCAAGAGCCTTTTTCTGCTTATCCAGCAGGGAAGACTGCTCAGACAGCTCCAGCCATTCAGAGACCTTACCGGCGAGGTCATCGGGAAGCGTGCGCGTAACGGTGGTCTTTCCGGCAGTGGAAGCCGGCCCGGAAGCCAGTCCGTTGAGCACCTGAATTTCCTTCTCCATGTCGCCGGTATACTGGGGAACGCTGTTGTTCTCAACGTAAGTTTCCCACCAGTCTGCCTCAGCCTCAAGCTGGTCGTGCTCTGCTTCCGCATCACGGGGCATAAACCGCCGCTTGAACTCAGACAGGTCATAGGAGGAGCCCATATACAGGTCTCCAGCCTCGTAATCGTGCGTCAGAATGGCGCCGATAAACGTACCCTTGATGCGCTCGTCGTTCAAAACAGCGGGATACTGCCGCATCTGGGGGATATACTGGGGCGGGACTTTGTTGTTGACCCACGCCGCGAAGTTCTGCTCCTTGGTCGTTTTCGCTTCGAAGACGAACAGCTCGTTGTTCAGCTCCACGATGGCGTCAATGTTCGCCGTAACACAAGGAAACTCCTTACTGCGGAACATTCTGTATTCGGGGATGCGCTTGGCGCCGGTAAGCGCACAAAACGTATTCACGACTACATCTTCCAAGAAGTGACCACGAACAAACACGGAGCTGTTGCTATCCTCCCGTTTCAGGTTGGGATTTCCAACCTTGTCATGGTACAACTCCGTCTGCGTGCGATAGTGGGACGAGCCCATAATCACAGCCGCATCAGAACCGCCAATGCCGAGATGACGGATAGCCTCCCATTCATGGGTGGAAACAAAGCGGCAGTCAACGACGGTCTCCGCGTTGGGCCACTCCATACGGGGCTGGGGCAGAGGCTTCGTTTTGCCGTAGAGATTGCTCTCGAAGAGAACGGCATCGCGCAGCTCCTCCGGCGTCAAAGCGTCAAAGTCGCCATTTTTTGCCTGCATCCTCTTGAACACCTCCGCTGCAGTTTCCGCGAACGACTCAACCGGCAACAGAGCAGCGACGCAGAGGTCCTTCGCCGCCTCCAATACCTCCATGCGCTGCCGGATGGCAGCCATGGTGTTGATGAACGGGATTGCAGCACGCGGGTCCATCCACATGGGAACCGCCGTGGGGAGATTGCACTCAAAATACATTTTTCGTTTTCTCCTTTCTATGGGTGAGGGTAGGGTGCGGCTAACGCCGCACCGCACCCTCCATATACGCTTCAATGCTCCACTTGTTCTTAAACCGCTTATTTACGGTACTGATGGGGTCGGTGCTCATAAAATCATCGCGGAGGCGACGGATTTGTGCCGCTTTGGTGCCTGCACAGTATTCCATAGAGCCCGTGCGAATCATCTTTGTGATATGACGCTTCATGCCGTTGGGAGTGAAGGAAACCATTGTGGGACGTTTACTGTCCTTGTGAAACAGCAGATATACGACTTTCACTGGCCATCACCGTCCTCATCGTCCTCGTCGGCGTCATAGACGTCGTCGGAAAAGACCAACGTGGTATTGAAGTCAACGACTTCAGACACGCCATACGTGAAGCTCATCAACTCGAAGCCGTGCCTCGTACAGATTTCGTCGGGGACGTTGAGGAAATCGCCGTAGTTGAATTCTCCACAGTTGTGCTCGTACATATCCAAGCCGTCCTTCGTGTGGCAGAATTCGACAGCGGCGTCACGAATGGCCCTTTCGAGGTCGAAATCCTCGTAGGGGATGGAAAACACCATTGTGGTGATATCCACATTCAGCCCATCTCGGTCCACCGCGTTGATGACCTTCGTGACTCTCGTAATCATATCCGCATAGTATCCATCACCATTTTCGTCATAGACAACATACAGCTCCTCGCCATTGTCAGTATCGTCGCAGAGATGTGCGTCACCATCTACATCAACAGTGAAAGACATCTCGCGCTTATCGGGAAGACGGTGGCAAACCTTGTCACCGCCCCTCAGCTCGCGGAACGGAACGTAAAGCATAACACCATCGCGCTCGACACGGACGGGTGTGTTCCCGTTCCCGAACACTTCAAAAATCGAAGCCATACTCATTTTTCTCCTTTCTTTATTTTGTCTTGAAGTTCAGGGGCGTGAACAGTTTAGAAATCTCGTCCGGTTCGTCGGGCAAGGGTTCTGTAACACGGTTCAGCTCGTTATAAGCGCCGAGAGAACCTTCCGGGTAGGTGGTGTCCACCTCGCCGGTTTCATAGCGAAAATGCAGCGCGATAGAGCCGTCCTCAGTGGTCTCGAAGCACGGCTCGACCGTGAGTGATTCCGCGTTGGTGAAGTCTATCAGTCGGCAGCCATCCTCGTCGAAGGGGCTGTGTAGGGTAATACTCACCTTAGAACCAATACCATAAGGGCCTAAGATGTAAGGCTTCTTGCCCTTTCTGTTGGAGATATACTCCGCTAAGGGGACGATAACCTCATTGAGCCAGAAAGGACTCTTGATGTTATCCGCATCCTTCTTACGCCCCTCAGCGATAAGATGCCTTCGTTCTTCTTCAGCAGCCGCGTATTTCTCGTCAAATGCGGCGATAAGCTCGCTTACCTTCATGTTTTTTCTCCTTTCTCAGAATGGCAGCTCAGGCAATTTGAACCGCCCTGTCGTCCCAGTATTTGTCAGCGCCGATTTTGCGTGCATCGCCGCCAAAATAGGCAACACGAAGAGGCTCGGCCTCGTTCACATAATCGAAGGTCAACCCAACCTCCGCGCAGGCGCGGAGAGCCTCATTGAGAGGCTCCCCGTGCCGGCAGGTCCAAAGGATAAGAACAGTGCCAGCGGCCTGTTCTGCCTTTGCACGATTGATGACATCCCACTTGGGTTCGTAGATGTGGGGAAAGTCCGTGACGAACAGCGTGCCATCAAAATCAACGGCAATGCAGCGGGGAAAGGGAAGGTTGGCTTCCACCTGAGGAGCAACAGTTGTTCTCAGGTCAGTTGCCATACAGCTCCCTCCTCACTTCGCTTTACGAGCTTCATAGTGCCGCGTGTGCAGGGCTTGGTAAGTTTACCATCCTCCCAGCGCACATTGGCGCAAGGACTGACGCGCCCACACGCAGCACAGTAGCGGACAGAAAGCCCAACTACGGTCCCTTTTGCGTTCCCATCCCGGCTCAGAACGACGTCTCCAAAGCAAATGTTACTCATCGGTGCCGCCCTCCTTCTCGAACATCTTTTCATATGCCGCGTTGACACAGCAGTCAACGCAGTCGTTGTCCGTGCAGTTTTCCTCGTTAATCTGCTGGCGGCAGAACTTGGAAAAAAGACACTTGAAGGAGGAAACTTCCTGAGAGGAAAAGTCGTTGTTGGCATAAATGCTCATTGATTTTTCTCCTTTCTTTACGATGCCTGCTGGAAGGTGTAGCTCTGGCGTCCCCATTCGACGGTGCCGCCAACGTCGTACTTTGCCCATTCCTTATCCATGTGAAGGATTTTCGCCACCTGCTCCTCCAGATTCGTGATGGTCGTCTGGGAAGCACCGGCTTCCTTGGCGTAGAAGGGGATGTCCGACATGGACAGATATACGTCGTGCATGGGGACAAAGGGCATACCCGCAGTCAGTCTGGCAAGGTCCTTTCTGGCCTCGTCAGCATACTTTTTAGGCAGCCCCAGCTTGTTTGCAAGGCCGATAAGCACATTTTCAGGGTGCTCGACCTGCACGCTGGTCAACTTGTCCAGCGCCTCGGTCATGTCGATGAACTGTGCATACAGACCGTCCAACGCCTCCTCAAAGGCGGGAACTCCGTCCTTGCCGTTGCTGCTTCTGGTATGCTTGACAGCAATGCCGTCAGTGAAGCGAACACAGTTGCCGGCTGGCTTCTGGAAATAGGGTACTGCCGTGGCGCAGCTATTGCCGGTATCAGAGGAAAAGAACTTGACGACCGGCATCATGTTCATAGAATGAACTGATGTAATGCCGTGTGCGTCCAGTGCATCCTCATAGATAGTCAGCATTTCATCCTGCTTGTCAGGCAGTGCCCACATACATACCGTGGCACTGTGGCTGTTCTCTCCGCCGAGGAATTCCACCTTACCGAACCTGTCGTTCAGCTTCCGGATGGTTACTGTCAGAAGCTCGGAGATGGGCATAACGCGGTAGCCGCCGCCGTTATCGGAATGCAGGGCCGCGATGCGTCCATAACGCTCCAGAAGAAGGGTCAGGCTCTTATCCGGCGCCGCACGAAGCCCGTTATTCAGCACCTCTGCGGAGCAGTAGGGCGTCATACGGGAGAATGCGGAGCCGAACAGCTTCGCGGTGTTATGCAGGGAACCGATGGCGGTGTCGCGCAGTACCCATGCGTTGGGTTCGTTAGTCACAATGAAGTGGGAACCCGTGCTGGGGTCAGCGGCTTCCATCGCCGCATCCAGCGTTACCTTGCGGGTCAGCATGGGGTCGTCAGCGATTTTCTGCACCACAATGGGGACCTCAATGGGCTCCAGCGGAACTACGTGGATGCTCTTAGATGGAACACCGGGCAGCCAGCGGCTGTTCTGCTCCATCTCCTGAACTTCCTGCAGAAGCTCGCTCTCCACGCTCGTGACAAAGCGGTAGTTGTCCTGCTCTCTGTTGATAGCTCTTTCCATGATTTTTTCTCCTTTCTTGAGCCGCCTTCCGTCTCAAAACGGTCAGGAAACTTATGCTCACACGAAATTTAAGAGGTAATATATATGAAAAAGACAGTTACTCCACATGAAGGAATAACTGTCTTTTATAAATGATGTGACTTGAAAAACGGAGATAAATCTCCTTATAAAAATATCTTCGTAATTATACTACTATACTACCACGTTTCATTATTTTGTCAATTCCTTTTGCGCGAAAGGCTATCCAAAGTTTTGTGTGGGATTTTTCTTTTCAACCCTTATTTCGACTGAGCGACTTCTCCCAACTTTTCTGTGGGATTTGCAGACTTTCCCACATAAAACTTTAGAGGATGCACGGGTAGCTGTAAAAGTTTTTGTGGGCGGTAAAGATTTCCCACAAAAAAAGAGGAGCCGTGGGCTCCTCTTTTGGTTCAAATGACACTTCCGTCGGAAGTGATGATGCAAAAGCAGCCATCCTTACTATAGCTGCCGCAATACTCGTTGCCGGCCTCATCAATCCAAACGGGATATTTTCGATTATCGTCCATACCGTAATGGACATCTGGCATTCTTCTCAGCTTGCCAACGACAGTGAAACCAACGCTTTTCGCGTATTCTCGCACATTCACAGTCCACCCCTCCTTAAAGCTATTATAGACTATGGTCCCTTTGAGCGCAATGTGGTTTTACCTTGACCACGCCGCTTTTCCAGCACACTTATTTTTCGAAAAGCAGGAGGAGCTTCCGCCCCTCCTGTTTGTGTTGAAAAATTAGTCTCGAAGGAAGTATGTGTTTCGGTCTGCCTCCTGCGAGGAAGGCTCTTCGCCTCGCACATAGACGGGGTAAAGCCTCCACCCGTTGTCCGCATAGGCATCGGGAACGATGACGCGCTCGGCGTCGAGGACTTCCACTTCCGCTGCGTCCAAGGACTCGCAGGGGGTGATAGAGACAACCTCATGCTTGAGCAGGTCAACGACACACTCAGAGGAGCATTCGGTGCGCCCACCATCCCAAATAGACACATATCGCGCAGCCACAAAATTGTCGTTGGCTGCTGCGAACCGGTCCATATTGCTATCAATGAACTTCTGCACGAAAAATGCGAGGCACGCGGCGTACTGTGCGGCCCTCATGCATCCACTCATGCTTTCATCCATCGTCCGGACGGAAAAAATTTCCATACGCTCCCGCGTGCCGGCCTTCTGAGAAGGCTTCCACCGGCCATCCAGCACGATGTCGGCGTAGTATCCTTCGTTGCTGCCATGCACGCAGTCAACGTGGACATCGAAGCGGCAGTAAACCAGCTCATCATTCGCTGCATTGCTGTTGGCGCGAATGCTGGAAGCATTCTGCTCAATCAGATTCACCAGCTTGAGCACTTCATCATCGGCCCGTGCTACGTCCTTCATCATCTCCTTGGCACTGGAGATAACTTCCTTGACGGTCAGCGGCTTGGGCTCGTTCGTTTTCTTCATATTTTTCTCCTTTCATTTGACAAAAGGGACAGGGGAGAGGGCTGAGACCCAGCCCTCATCTCCACACCATATCACATTTGTTGTCAGCGCAGTCCTGCAGAATGGCTTTGAAATCTCGGAACTTGGCGCAATCCGGACGGCCAATGTAGCCGTACAGAACGTTGTCGTCGTAATCTCCGATGATTTTCAGCAGTTCCTTGCAGGCACCGTAGCGGATAAGGCCCTCACAGTCCGGCTGAAGCAGGAAGTCTACGACCTTGAAGCTGACCTTTTTCTCGGCGAGAAGCCGTTCGGTCTCAGCATCGAAGGCATTATAGGCCTGCCTGCGTTCCTCATCGCTCATGGAAAAAGCCTTCCGGAAGATGTCTTCCAGCTTGCGGTAGTGGGATGCCCAAGGGTCGCCGACAAGGTCTGAGACCTTGTTACGGAGATTGAAAAAACCTCCGCCGCCAAGGTCGATAGACCGACCGGTTTTTCGGCAGCTTATCGTGACGCCCATGGCTCAGTCCTCCTTCTCAGGCACCGTCTCCAGCGCCAGCTTCGAGGGACGATTTTCCCAGTAAGCGGAGCGTTCCGCTACGGCCATGTCGATGAGCCAGAACTCGTTCGGCTTTTCGGCATACGGCGTAGTGAAGCCTTCATCCAACATGATGTCGATGGACCACGGGCCGCTGAGCCCCTGCACATTCTTCATATGCTCGGCTACCAGTGATTCTACCTCGCCGCGATACTTCTCGAACTTCTCCTGCATCTCATCCTTCATTGCATCGAACACGATACGGTCGGTGCGGTCATAAAGGTGAGGGTAGCAGTAGTCATAGTCCCAGTAGTTCGCAGTGAAGATGACCTCGCGGGTATCGAAGTCGTAGAACACGCGGAACTCGGTGCGGAAGGGAAGCCCGCCGTAGATGCACGGAACCATGTTGCTCATATGTCGAATCCTGTCGCGGAACACGAACTCCGTGTCGCCGTAGGGACCCCACATCTTATGCTCATACTCACTGTACTGGATGCCGATAATAGCATCGGTCAGTGCATTGGGAGTAGGAGCCGGCATACAGGTACGCGCATCGAACTTATTGGAGTACAGGCTGTTCTTCACGAACAGCAGATGTCCCTTCAGCGGAGAGGCGTTGAGAGTGGGGATGACAACATCATCGACCCACTTTCTGATAGCGGGATAGTCCTCCGGACGCTCCATATAGAAGTGTCTGTAGAAAGTCTTCTGACCTTCCTCATCCAGCTCTTCCGGCACTTTGATAATGACGGTCTCCGGCACACGAATGCCACAGTCCTTCACCAAAGGCCACCAGAAGGAGAAGGCATCCTGCTCCTCACGCTGGCTCAAAGCGCAGCTCTCGTAGCCGTTTTCGGCGTACTTATCGAGCTTCTTTGTGTCTTCCGCACTGTCCTTCTGCATAGGAATACCATGCGACGGGGCAAAGTCCTTGAACAGCTTATCTGCCATGTTCATATTCTCCTTTCTGCATTTTACGGGGTATTTAAGATTTGATGTGTTGTTCCCACAAAACTTAGTTTTCAGGCAGGGATAAAAACCATGCCAACGTTCTTTGCGAGAAGCGCACACCTCTTTGTTAAAACCCTTGCTCCTTTCGTAGAATTGTAATAGTTCGGTTTACCATTGTTCCGTCCTGATGAGCCCTGAAAGACGCCAACAGCACCATCAAAATCCATCACCGCACCCGGCATGATACGAGCCATGTCCTTGTACTGGGGCGAGTGGGGTCTTACGGTGAGCTGCGATACCGCAGCATCACCGTAGGCATCACGGAACTCCTGCAGGCTGTCAGATTTTTGCTCGATAGCCTTATGCCGGTTTGCTGCAACGACCTTGTCGTCCAGAAGGTACTTCCGGTCAACCATTTGGCGGATGCAGGATTGCCGGTCGTGCCGACGGAACTGCTTCAGCTCAAAGGGTTCGACAGGTGTGGAGACCTCAATATCGGTGTCCAAAATGGAACAGGCGATACAGTAGGCATCCGTGTAATGTTCCTTCGGCACGTTCTTGGCGATGCGGAAGCCCTTGGTGGACTTACCATCCGTGGCATAGACATCGTAGGGAGTCTCGCTTCCGAGATACTCCATGAGGTGCGGGATAATCTGGTTCAGGACACTCAGGGCGTGGTACTTTTTATTCATACCGCCCTTGCGTGTGACCAGTTTCTCCGCCCACGCCTTGTCCTTGTGGACGAGGTCGTGATGCTTCTCGCAAAGCCCGCACCGGTTTGCCAGCGTCTCGCTTCCACTCTTATGGCGTGGGACGACATGGTGATAATGGTCAATGGGCTTCTTGCAGAACAGGCAATGTCCGTCCTGCTGTGCGTACACCGCATCCTCCACGGAACCCAGCCCGTACAGCGGTCCCTGCTGGTATTCCCACCGACGGATATTGGGATTATCCATCGCCATGAAAGCAAAGCGGTTGAGCTCCACTACCACCTTTGTGATGGGTAGAACCTTTGCAATCTTCGCAATCAGGTTAATGTGGGTCTGCAGCAGATGGTTCGCCGTAGGTGTCAACCAACCCGCAGGGCGGCTGCGGTTATTGAACCGCGCCTCCTTATTGCGGATATGGTGGCACACAATGGGCTTCTCATATCCGGGGAGCAGTCTCTCGATGGTGTTGCTTTCCACGGTAGTCCCAGCAGCTATCGCACGACGCTGGCGCTTCCTGCGCCGGTCCTGTGTACGATGCTGCCTACGGAATGCGGCACGCTTCTTCATCAAGAGAGGTACTTCCTTGTTGCGGGTCTCCAAATGTGCGGAGAACACGCAGGAGCCGTCCTCCTTGACGACAGCAACGCCGATATTCGTCCTGCCGGGGTCGATGCCAAGAATCAGGTCTTGGGTAACATCAGGGGTGTCATAGTTCAACCGGATGGTAAACGGGGTAGTACAAACAACTCGTGCTTTCTCTTCCTTCAGGAGAAGGCGCACATAGCAATAGCGAGTTGTCGGCATCAAAGGTTTACCGTCTTTGTTTTGCACATAGACCATTGTCATGTGCGCTCATCTCCTTTCAGTAGTGTCTCGCCTCCAGAGGAGGCGGTAGTGTCTCCCTTACCTCGGCGTATGCTTGGCAGAGCTGCGAGCTGGGAAAACCCGCAGGTGCATCCGTACCCTCTACCTGAGGGACTTACATACGTCGCTGTGGCTGTGGCTATTAGACCTTTTGTGGGCTCCCCACATCAAATCTTAAATAGCCCTTACCAGCCACCATTACTCGTCACCGCCCTTTTCGACGCTGCGAACGTGGTAGGTCTGCATGACATCCACCAGCTCCTGCAGTTTCGTCTTGATGGCATCGCGTGCCTCATCGGGCAAACCACGGAAATTCTCGGTCTCCTTCACGTCGCTTAGAAGCGCGTCCACACGATTCCCGAAGGTCTCGATGGGATTGTAGGGAATCAACAGGATGCCCTCAGCGATGGGGATGATTTCAAAGGGGGAGCCCTCCTCATACCCCATGCGCTTGCGAATCTCGCGGGGGACGACGATGCGTCCAAGGTCATCGAAGCGCCGGACGGAACCGGTGCGGGTGGCCTTCTGTGCCTGAATCTTGATGCGTTTTTCCATAGAAGTTCTCCTTTCTTTTACTCAGCAGCGTCCTTGATGAAATTGGCCTTCAGCCAATCCAGCCAGCAGGAAATATCCGCACAGACATCCAGCACGTTGTCGTCTTCAGCGACCTCAGAGGCCGTACTCCAACTGCCATCAGGCTTTTTGACAAATGCCTCAATCCAGTTGTTGTTTTCGTACGCGATGTCGCCATCCTGCACAGCCTCCATGAGTTCATCATCACTCTTGAAGGTAGTACGCAAGGTATCGGAAGCGTGGGTATCCATAGCGCCGGAGTTTGACCTGTTGGTATAGGAGAAATCATTGCCCTTGACCTCGCCGGCGATGCAGACATCTCCCTGTACCTCGAAGGAGACCTCGTAGCCGTTGTACTGGAAACCACCGATGTAGCCTCCGTACCACGTGCAATCGAGGTGGTCGTCGTCGATGAAAGTCTCCGGGTTCGTCAGGAGAATGACACCGAGGCGTTTTGCCTCAGCCTCCATCTTCTTGAACTTTTGCTCGACAACAGTCCTTTTTGCGCTCATTGTGCTTCTCCTTTCAGTTTTCTTCCTTGTCCTCGTCGGCCTCATGGTAGCGCTCCACGACATACTCCTTGGTGTAGTCTTCGTTATCCACGTCGGACCACACACGCACGGTCATGGAGTCCTTGGCGACAAAATCAGCGTCGCTGTTCTTGTCCTCGTTACGCTCGTAGGTCTGGCCGATGTAGGCCAAATCCTGTGGGTTGGCCCCATCCTTATCCTGCACGCTTACAAACACCTCCGTGTGGAGTCCCTTTTCGCAGGGGTCAATCGCTTCCACAGAGATAGTCCCGTTGCCGACATCGGCAATAAGGCTTACCGCAGTGCGATGGTTGGATTCCACGCGGATAGGGTCGTAGATGGCAGTGCCATCTGCGATAGCCTGCTCAACCATCTGGATACCAGCCACCCAACTCAGGTAGCGGCAGCCAAACGTCTTGCCGGCATCCATGATATCCGCGATGACTTCGGAATCGCTGAACATCCCCTCCACCATGTCGTAGTTGGAGATGATGTAGTTGCGCCACTCATCGCAGAAACGATAGTTTTCCGTCTCTTTCAGCAGGTCCTTGAAGTCGTCCTTATAGTCCTTAGACACGTACTCGCGGTAGTGCTTGATTTCTTCCTTGGCTTCCACCGAGGAGAACTCATACACATCGCTTTCCCTGAATGCGCCCAGCTTTTCCTCAAGATACTCAAGGGAGATGGGCTTGAACTTATTGGGCCGGCCACATCCCACAGGTGCGTTCTTGTAGGGCTTCTCGGTGGTCCACGTTTGCCACGTGCAGTTGAAGATGGCATCGCCGAGGTCGCCGGTGATGAAGACGTGGTTCTTGTAGAACGTATACTGGACAGCATAGGCGTTTGTGTTATCTCGCTTCCAGTCCACAACGACGATGTCTCCACGGTTGTGAATGTGGGCGCGGTGCTTGGCGAACTGCGTGTCCTTGATGCGTTGCATCCGTTCCTGAACTTTCTGATAATCCATTTGTTTCTCCTTTCTCCCAGCCTGTGATAAGGGCTTACGGGAACAAAAATGTAGTAAATATATAAAAAGACAGCCGTTCCCAAACGAGAACAACTGCCTTGAATATTTGATGTGACTTTGAATCGGAGATAAATCTCCTTATAAAAATATCTTCGTAATTATACTACTATACTACCACATTCAAATATTTTGTCAATCGTTTCCTTCAAGCTGTTGTGCATTCATCTCGACTTTGAAAAGCCAATTATCATCGCGCTATTTTCAAAAAAAAGAAAAGCCCCCGAAGGAGCTTTTCTTAGTGTGAAAATCAGTGTTTTTCCGAGAGAAAAATCTCAGGGGAGTTGCTCGTCCGCGAAATTGGCAAACGCGCCCGCAGCCTCTTTCGGAGCAACGCCATTCACGTCGATGGAAACACCGGTTCCGGAGTGACGCGCAATAGCATGGATACGCAGGTCCTCAATGAGATTGGTCAGCGCCAAATTCAGGAGCACGTTCCAGTAGCCGTTCATGCTCATGGAAGAAAACCGGCTGAAGTCTCTGTCATGGATGATTTCAGGGATGGCTTCGACGAGGCAGTGCAGGTTCCCCAACCGCGAAGAGACGCGGTTGAAATCCGCAATGTCCATGGCGAACAGGTCGCCCTTGTAACCGAGTGCCTTCGCCAGACCGTCAGAGACCTCGTAGTGCTTCTCCACGTGGATGAGGTTGTCCTCGTCGTCATCCTCACCGGCACTGTCCTCCATGCCTAAATCGGTGAAGAAAGCAACGATTCCCTCAGGAGTCCACGAGTGTGTCGCATCCGCCCGCAGCGCGTTGAATACCCGAACAGCCAGATTGTTGTTGCCTTCACACACGGCGAGAATTTCGTTCCATGTGTACGAGGCAAACGGCGCCACGCGGCAATCCTTGCCGGTGATGTAGCAAACCAAATCAGGGAAGGTCGCAGCATTGTAGACATTGATGTAGCCATTCAGCCACTTTCCGTCCTTGCCAAACGGCTTGCCGTCCTTTATGCTGCAGATGCCCATGACCAGCAGGAGGTGAAGCTCAAGCATAGACAAAGGAATGAGCTTTTCCTTGGTCTGATGCAGCCGTTCACGGATATAGAGCTCCGCCAGTTCCGTGGCAGTCACATTCACAACAGAGCCCTTCTCGGCCTCGGCAAAGAAAACGTCGCTCGCCTCGGAAGTAGGCAGCACGTAGCAGCGTTCCTTTACATAGGCCCGAAAAACGTTATCGTATATTCTGATGCCCCTCTTGTTTTTTACATCGCCCTCCGGGACAAATCGGCATGATATATGCCTGAAAACATCACTCTGCATAATGTCTTCGTATGCCTTTGCAGAGTCGATGAGGTCGCCATCAACTACGATACGGTGGTTGTTTTCCATCTTTTCCAGCTCCTTCTCAGAAAACCCGAATAAAGAGTTGTAGCAAAAATGATTCATTCTTTTTCTCCTTTCATTTTCAGCGGAACACGCCGACCTTCAGAGATTCAATGGGCAGAGAAAACTCAGGCCCAGTCTCACCGTTGGAATCTGTGGCATACAGCCACGCCACCGCAACGCCGCTTTCATCGACGCCGGTGCGTACCACAGTGACGACCTCGCCATCACAGCAGCAAAGCATACCTTCGCTGTTGAATAGCTCATAGTAAGTCGGTTCGCTGCCGTCAGGGAAGGTCTCAACTTCCAGCTTATTGGGCGCTACGCTCATATTGCAGTCATTGATGACCTTCAACGAGATACCGATGCGCTCGCCGGCTTCGAGGTTGAACTCTCCGCAGGAAGTGGATTCATCGGAAAAGGAAAACAGCTTTGTTTTCCCGTTCGTCCGGAAGCTCTTCTCGGCTTCATCCACCTTCTTGCGAATGGCGTTGAACATGGCGTTGACCTGTTCCTCAGTGTAGTACCCGCTATAACGGGTAGACAGGCACTCCAGCATATCCAAACCGTCCAGAATACGTCCGACACGCTTTTCAGCGGTTCTGATGAACATATCCCGTTTTGCCTTGGCGATTTCTTCGGCGGAACGAGTTGCTTTACGTCCCATATCTTTCTCCTTTCACCAGTTGTCGCCCGTGCGTTCCCGCAGGATGACAAGTTTTGTGTCCACGATTTTGCAATCGCAATAGACTTTGAGCCTTTCTCCCAGCAGGTCCTTCAGCTCCGGTGTTGCCTGAAGAAGTGTCGGCTGGATGCAGCCGCACTCGCTCATTGCCAGAAACGGAGCATCGGGAGGGAAGATTGGCCGCTGGATTTTGACTTTGTATACGCGGTCATCAGCCTTCTTACTCATGGACGACCTCCACTTCCGGCACATCGAAACGACTGTCTTTATACAGTGTGATGTCGTTTTTGACCAGCCGAATCGACGTGACCAGTGAGGTGAGCTCATGCGCCCCTGCCCACTTCTTCTCGAAATCCATCAGCGTATAATCGCCATTTACATTCGAGAAGGGGATGGACAGAATTTCACTTCCCGCATCGTAAGAAACGGCGGGTACGGTAGCAGCCAGAGCGTCCCAATCCTCACGCAGCATACGCTGGACGTTCTCGCAGACGGAGTTGAAGAAGTTTGTACCGCAAGAGCCACGGGTTGTGAAATCGAAATACAGATAGCTTACAAATCCATCCATCGTATTCAGCCGCACTTCTGTCGTGAATCGCTGCTCGGCATTGCCGGCCCCGATGACAGGAGTCTCACAGCGAGGCAGCCAGCATCGTGCCTCAGGGTTTTTGTAGATGATATAGAAGCACTCAATATCACCATACGACCCGTCAGGCAGGGAAGACACGCAGTTCTTCGTCGCCAGATATTTCGCACACGGTGCAAACAGCAACGCATGGAAAATCTGTTTTTCCTCAGAAACACCCTTGTCGCACTGCAGCGCTGAAACCAGCTCGCCGGTCTCGACGATGCGGTAGCCCGCCATGAGTCCCGTAGTGGGCAGACAGTCCATCACATACTTGCGGTCGTCGATGCGAAAACTATGCAGTGCAAACGACGGAGTTCCCGGCGCAGCCTCATGGATGCGAGGGTCGAGGAACTCCGCGATTTCACGATGCAAAATAGGCATCTCGATTGTCCTTTTCATAGCTTTGCTCCTTTCATCCCCTGCGTCCCCTCAAAAAGAGAGGACGCAGGGCTTGTGTATTATTCGTAAAATTCTGCCTCCCGCACGGGCGGCCACACATAGTTAGAGGGATACATCCCGTGGTACTTGTGTGAAAACGCCCTTTTTGCGTCCTCAGCGCTCTTGTAGCCATAGCCCTGCGCGTCATCATAAATGATGCCGATGTTCTCAGCATCCACTACGATATAACGATACAGTGCCGCACCATCATAGCGATGCGGGTAAAGTCTCGCAGAGACGACACAGGGTTTCGGGCCTACCACCGCGATGGGCAGCAACGTGACAGTGCCATAAATGGCGTTCTTGAGATACCGCTTTTCAGGGAATCTCAGAAGGCTCATGCTTCATCACCGCCACTGACCGCCTCGTAGCAGAGACGCGCCTGCAGGATGTTCAGCACTTCCTCAACGGCGTTCTGCCAAGTGGAGTTTACGTCATTGTTGCAGTCGGCATCGTGCTCAAACTGAGCAACGATATCGTTCAGCACATAGTTCGGAGACTCCTCATCGACCAGAGATACCGGCTCAGTGTCACCGAACTTTTCCTTGAAGCTCTCCAGCTTCTCGGCGTCGTCCTCGTTATCAGGGTCGAAGTCGCTGACGTCGAAGCCCAGATACGTGCAGAGCTGGCCTTCCGCATCCATCAGCCGGTAGTAACGCTCCTGTTCACGATATGCGGTCTCCAGCTCGCTGCAGGACAACTCGATTTCGACGGTGATGGTGTTTTTGGTGTCGGGAATCTGAATGTTACGGGTAATAGTCATTTTTTTCTCCTTTCTTTTTTCAGAGCTGCCGGTTACACCAGCAGCGACAAACCAATGCGAACGGTCTTCAGTGGAAACTGCTCCGTGTCGAGGCGGAAAGAGGTTCCACAATCGAAGCAACACACCTCCGGACCGTACACATTGTCGTGTTTCGGACCGAACTTCACGCTCCCGCAAATGGGACAGGCCGCGCAGAGAAGTGTAGGGCTCTTCACCTGCACGTCCATCTTGCTCGCGCCTGATGTGGCATCCGTCCACCCCGCTAAATAAGCGGGGGAGACACCCAGAACGGCAGCAAAACGCTCCAGAGTGTTGAGAGGGATATTTTCCACTCTGCCCGCCTCGTACTTGTAGACGGTTTGAGAGGTGACATCGCAGCTCTTCGCCAGCTCTACCTGTGAAATACCAAGTGCTTTGCGAGCGTTTCGGATTCGGTTACTCACAACGTTGCCCATCATGCTGAAGCACCTCCGTCCAATGGCTGCCAACAGACGTCCATTTTGAAGAAGGATATGAACGGTTTTTCCAGACCGTTTGCTTCAGCAAAAGACCTTGCTTTTTCCTCAGTTTTGAATGCAATGAAGCTCTGAAGACCCCCATTGAAGTAGATGCAGCAGGCCCCGATTGGAGGAGAAGCAAAAAGGTCAATGCCGAGCGTCTCATCCTGCTGATAAAGCAAGGAAACATAGGTCTCAAACACACCTTTTACCGGCCTCAAGGCGTCGAGGTCATCCATATTGGAGCCATTGGCTTCAATGAGTTCAGTAATCTTCGCAATATCTGTTTTCTTGAATACCTCGCGAATACGAGGGTCAAGGCAAAAATAAGTAACACGAAGAATTTCGCTCTCCAGATTCTGAATCAGTTCTTCAAGCGGGGTAGACTGATTGCGAGCGAGGTAAGCCTCTCTTTCCGCGTGCTCCAGCCATATGCCAATGCCCTTAATGTTCGCCTCCGCAGCGGAAGCGAGTTTTTTGAAAGGTATTTTGACAGTCTTGGTTGCAACAAGAAAGCAAAAGGCAAGATAGTAGCCGACCTCACTCAGCGTTTCGATGACCGCCTTAAAGTTTTTTGTCATGTCTTTCCTCCTTTCTGAGACCCTGAGAACGTGGAGGTTCAGACGCGGTCGTGTACGCAATCGCCATTCCCATCCATCACTGCTTCGTGCTGGAGGAAGGTGTCGTGGTACAGAGCCTTGCCGAACGCCTTGCAGACGGGGCATTCCCAGCTCACCTCCGTACCATCGTTGTAGTCGATGTCACGGTCGCCCTGATATTCGACCTCAGCGCCGCATACAGGGCAAACATCCTCCTCATCGCCGTTAGGGTGAAGGAACGGGATGCGCCGACCCATCGGGTCCTCGAACGGCTTTACGATGCGCTGAACAAAGGCGAGCAGCACGTCAATATCAGCCTTTGCCATCAGGAGCATGACCTCTGCGGCGGATTCTTTCACATCCGGTGGGAATACCCCCGTAATGGTCTCCACCAGTGCAGCAGGATGCTCCATGGCGCGAGTCAACTTACGACCCGTCGTGAGAAGCTGGTACAGAGCCAAGACGCACACCGTGTGTCCATACTCGCTGTATGCCTTGTCCAGAACCTCATATGGCGTGGACTCAGCAACACTGTGATGAGCAAACAAATGCGTGAGTTCTGCATCGTACTTTTTGTTTTCCATGATTTCTCCTTTCTCCCAGCCTGTGATAAGGACTTACGGGAACAAAAATGTAGTAAATATATAAAAAGACAGTTGTTCTCAAAAGAGAGCAACTGTCTTGAATATGATGATGTGACTGAAAGCGGAGATAAATCTCCTTATAAAAATATCTTCGTAATTATACTACTATACTACCACGTTTCAGTATTTTGTCAATAATTCTGTGAGTAAAAAGAGAGGGCTACCATAAAGGTAGCCCTCAGACGTTGTAAAAATCTCCTTTCAGGGGCAAATTGCATCAACGCAGCCACTTGCCTCCTTGCTTAAAGTAGACAGCGTTTCGTTACAAGCCGTGTCTGCACCCTCTAAAATCAATCGCAAGAACTCGCTGAGTTCTTCTGATTGGTGTTTAATAGATTGGTACAATACTGTTTTTTTCGCACCTTCCCCTGTCACTTTGCACTTTGCTTGCACTTTCACCAAAGCGATAACTCGCTCAAACACCTCATCAAGATTCTCTCTCGTAAGTGCTTTATAGATGTTATCCTTTTGGGAATCTTCAAGCGGTTCCACAGCATTTCGACAGGACTCATATATGACTTTTGCCAGTTTTCTGGGGCTTGCACCAGACAGCTCATCAGCCCGCGCAAGAGCATCATTACTGAGCCCAAGCAAATAATCTGAAGAAATACAGTAGATTTCCGAGATTCGCTTGAGATATTCCCCGCTGGGAACGACTTTCCCTTGACGCCACTTCGCAATTATCGCCGCCGAAACATTGAGCTTTGTGGTTGCCGTTGCTGATGTATCACCGTTGGCAGCCATCAACGCACGGAAACGTTTACCGAAAACCTTAGCCGTCTCTTTTTCAAAGTTTTCCATCTGCACCTCCATCAAAACGGCAAATCAACAGCCTCTGTCAGAGATACAGATACGGACTCAGTAGCGGGCTTCTGCTGCATCGCCTTCAGAATAGCGTTCTGTTGCTGCAACAACGCATTCTGTTGGGAAATGAGAGAATTCTGTTTTGCCATAAGCTGTAGCGCTGAGTTGTAGAAGGCTCGTGCGGGAACAGCCGGATATGCCGCCTCATCGGGGATGTCTTTTATCTGCTGGGTCTCAGATTGACCCAGCAGATAATCAACGGAGACATTGTAAACATCCGCAATTTTAGCGAAGTAATCAATGCTCGGCACGATACGCCCACGCAGCCACGTTGAGACAGCTTCCGGAGCGACACCGATAATCCTTGCAGCTTCCGTCACGGAGTCGCCGTTGTCTTCCATCAAAGACGTAAAACGTTCGACAAAAGACTTTTTGAGCTTTTCCAAAAAGGCATCCATTGTGGGCACCTCCCTTACAGGCAGACAGTTTCCGCTGAGACCCGAATGACACGCAGAGTGCAAAGGTCCATATCTGGATAGAAGTCCATCACCGTTTTCCGCAACTCATCGAGAGTCTTGAAATCCCTGTCAATGAGCAGAACAGGACCGCTGGTATCGTACCAGTTATCCTCGTTTTCCTCGGAATAGATATCTTCATCTTCGTCGATGGTGCCGCAGTAAATCTGAGCGTCTCTGACGTAGGGGTCGTCCGTGAAGACCATATACCGTCCAGCCTCAGAATCCTTGCCCTCGACGCTGGCCGTGCAACCCGCATCGCACTTGCTGCAGAAATCGTCGCAGCCATCCTCGTGGATACGCGGCGCGGCGCCGGTAATGAACGGAGCGCGGCAAATACCGGAAGCATCCGCAAAGGCGCACAACTCAGAGTCGCACTCGCAGCACAACTCGTTCCGATAGGCCAGAGTAGCGATGGTAGCGGTGTTGTCCTCACCACGACCGTAAAGCAGCGCAGCGACGCCTTTGGAATAGCGTTCGTCGAACCAGTGCCAGATGTCCTCGCGAGGAGTTCCGGCGGGGAAGTGGAGGAATGCCCCCTCCATCTTTTCGGTGTCCGGATTCATCGGGACATCGGCGAACTCATCCCACAGCTTTTCCAGCTCAATGTCTCTCTGCTTCAGCGGCATGAACTTCACCGTCTCCATCTGTCCCTCCAGCGAAGCGACACGCTTGTTCAGCTTATCATACTTCACGGCATGAGCACAGGTGACGTCAGGAACATCCCTATTGTAGCAGACATCGGAGCAAAAACCGGATGCGGGGCAAGCCCTACAACGAGTCTTGTTTGTCTTTTTCTTGGAATCCATGATTATTTTCTCCTTTCTTTTTTTCAGAGCATTTACGCAAGGTCAGAGTAGTCGTCCGCGCTCTTCACCACACGAACCGACTGCACCGTGTTCGTGGGGAAATTGTTTTCAGCACAGAAATCGTTGAAAAGCTGCGCCAGCTCTTCAAGACCGGCGGAAGTGTCCACGCGGTATACGTCGAATTCCGTCTCATCGTCTTTTCCATCGGCGTCGATGAAGCCAATGGTAACAGACTGCCACTGTCTCATCTTGCTAACGCATCTCTCTTTACCGTTTTTTTCAACAAACTCCTTCAGGGTCATTTCTGTTTCTCCTTTCTTTCAACGGTCAACGAATCATCTCAAACATCTCATCGGGAGAGATATCAAGAAGCTCGGCGCCGACGGACAAAAGCAAATTTCTGACATCCTCATCTTCGGTTTGGAGGTAAGCCGACTGTACCGCGTTGGCGACGTCCTCAGGAAAAATCACTGTGTTCACTGAAGACACCTCCTTACGCCTGCCGGCTTACGATGCTCCGCTCTTTCTCAGTAAGCAGCGCATCATCATCGCTCTCACAATGGCCGGCGTTCCAGCTCACGCTGGTAGCCTCGGTATGCAGGACATTCTCGATGAGGGTGACTGCTTTGTCAGCGAAGTTCTCCAAATCTGCATTGGAGAACGCGAACGGCACCAGCTTCTCAATGATGACATCGAAGGAACCATCATCATAGGTGTGCGTGCCGGCGCCGCTGCCGAAGTTCGCTTTCAGCGCCGTGCGTACCTCAATCATATCGGAGGGACGGGAGAACGCGGCTCTCAGCCAAAAACGCATCTTGTCCGTTCCAGAAGCTGTATCGTGATAGACATGGCAGCGGCACATATCGCCGCAGATGTCGCGGACACGAGTGCTGGTTTCGGGTGAGGAGGAAGCCTCAGGAGCGGAGTTGGAATCCTTCAGTTCAACAAAGGTCCCGTTTTCCAGATGCTCGCTCGCCCACTCGCCGATACTGCCAATTCCATCAGAAGGGACCTCAACGATATAGGCCGGTCCGACATCGGGATAGACCTTAATGCGGACAACTGCCACATTGCGTCCACCAACGTTGCTGATGTATTGGAACTGATAGCCGATTTTGGGTGAGGGGGAAGCCTCAGGAGCGGAGTTGGAATCCTTCAGTTCACCACAGGTCCAGTTCTCCAGATGCTCTCTCGCCCACTCGTCGATACTGCCAATTTCATCAGAAGGGACCTCAACGATATAGGCAGGTCCGACATCGGGATGGACCTTGATGCGGACAACTGCCACATTGCGCCCACCAACAGAGGTTTTCTTGAACTTCGGCTTGCCATCGGGCGTGCCGAACTGTTCCTCGAACATGGAAATATAGTTACTGATGTGTTGGAACTGATAGCCAATTTCGGGGGTGTAGTTTGCGGTGAAGCAGTAGAGCGCGTGACCGATACCCTCGCGGGAAATCCACCACGAAATCTTCTTGTTTGCCCCGTTACGCACCGGCGTGAAGTTGTAGAGCCCATACACAAAGGGGATACCGACACGAACGGCGCCACTCTGCACCTGCCTATTGGACGGAAGTTCATCCCACGCACCGCTTGCGTTTACGAAGCGCCCCACAAGGACGTCCGCACTGCACACGGCAACAGAATCAGCTTCGCAGGGCTCAACACCAACCAGCTTCGCATAGTTTACCTTGCGAAGCCCTACAGTAGCCGGCACAAATGCACCGTCGCGGTTGGTGGCTGCCATCATAACAGCAAAACCACACTCGGTAATTTCACCGGTGACGGCAACCTTATCGTGGACAGTCTCCATGTTCTCGCCAGCGTACTCGAAAACAACATTGGTTTTCATGTTTTCTCCTTTCTCCCAGCCTGTGATAAGGACTTATGGGAACAAAAATGTAGTAAATATATAAAAAGACAGTCGTTCCCAAGCGAGAACAACTGCCTTGAATATTTGATGTGACTTTGAATCGGAGATAAATCTCCTTATAAAAAAATCTTCGTAATTATACTACTATACTACCACGTTTCGGCATTTTGTCAACAATTTTGAACAAAAAGAAAAAGCTCCCCGAAGGGAGCTTTCTCACACATCTGTTAAAAGATTGCAGCGACCAAATCACGAGCAGAAGCTAAAATATCTTCCGGAACATGGTCAACAACTTTGTGCGGCCTTGCGTCGATGAAGTTGAGCAAAACAATGTTGCCTTGTCTTACCAGACTTCTCGCCCCTGTGGGGAGCCCCAGTCGATTTCGGTCGGCTTATAGCCTCCATCATACCCTTCAAAGAACTCATCAATCGTTTTAAGTTTATTTGCCTTTTTGATAATGAGCTTATCACCATCGGCTAAAACTTCAAGGGCTTCGTCTTCACTCCATCCCATTGTTTCCAAAACGTATTTTGGAAGCCTTATGCCTTGGCTATTGCCCCACTTTTTTAGGGTAGTTTTCATGCGGCTCGAAAACCTCCTCATCATGGATATACCAAGTATATCCATGATAGAAGAGGTTGTCAAGGCGTCCTGAGTGATGGGTGCGATTCTCTTTTCTTCCCGCACCTTCCCATCAACAAGCTGTTCCGCGCAGCTCCTTCACGGTTTCCTTAATGGATTCCTGTGCCAGCACGTCGGTGCGAGCGATGGCGTTGATATAGTCGATGACCACGTCGCCCTTTTTGGTGAGAAAGACGCGGGCAATGACCTCGCCCTCGGCATCGTCGTCGGACGTACGCCAAGCATCGACAGACACGGCAGCAACCACATCACCGCAACCAACGGGAGAGTCTTCACGGAAATCGTGACGGATTTCCGTCCAATAACTCTCCTTTTCGGTGCTGTTCGCTGTCTCTTCCGTCACTTCGACCTCATAAGTGCCTGCATTCTTTTTCATAGTTTTTCTCCTTTCATTTTTTGAAATTTTTTATTCAGGGATATCATCAATATGCAGCACAACACCAACGCTGCACACATAGCCATCATCGTCGAGAATGTCGAACTTGCGATGAGGGAGGTTGCAGATAACAGACCACGGGCAGACAGAGTCGCCAGAGTTGTCATCGCACCAACGAAACTCGATGTCCGGCTCGCCAGCGGCTGTCTCATAGAAACCTTGAGCTTTATTCGCAGTCAGCTTGACACCATTAAAGGCGCCGATTTCCTGCGTCATTGCGCCCTCGATTTCCACGAGGTCATCCGATACAGCATAGACTACTACAAGGCCCTTGACGGCCTCCAGAGCTGCAGGAACAACGTTCCGTTCGTTTCTGTTGTTCAGCTCTGTGGCCCAACGTTCCAGAAACTCAGCATGGGTGTCGTCTTTGACCTCCTTGGCCTGAGACGCAGCCTCTTTTTCCATCAGCTCCTTCAGCTTCGGGCAATGGGCAGCAGGAACAGCGGTACAGAACCCACCTACGGCTGTGCAGTTGAAGTTATCCCTGTGGATATGCTCACAGTTGACGCAGTTCGGGCGATAAGTGGACTTGAGAACATCCAACTCGTGCCGAAGCGCGTAGATGGTTTCGCCTGTCTCTCGCATCTTATCGCTGATGGCTCCGACCAGTTCAGGTACAGAGGCGTCTGGGGCGGGTCCGAACCTCTCGCCCAGAATGCGGCGGAGGGTCTCGTTCTCCTGCCTGAGCGTCAGCAGCTCGTCAGGGTCAAGGAAAGTGTCCTCGAAAGCCGCCAGCCGGTCTTTCATCCGGTTGCGGCAATAGAGGGTAGAGCACATCTCCCTTGCCTCGTTGGATTCGCTCGTGCGCTCAGACTTGCACCGATTGCAGTCTACGCAAGCCTGCCCATCAGGAAGGCGGATGGTGAGTCGTTCCATTTTCAGGCTCCTTTCTCTTCAGGATATTTAAGATTTGATGTGTTTTTCATTGTAGTTCTCCTTTCGTTTCAGGCAGGGATGAAAACCATGCCTGCGTTCTGTGCAAGAAGCACACATTTCTTTGGGGTAGTTTTATTTCCTTTTGTCGATTTGAAAAATTCTACTTTTCCGTTGTTTCGACCACCTGAGCATTGCATAACCCCGATAGTCCCTTTGAAGGCCATCACAGCACCCGGCATGATACGAGCCATGTCCTTGTACTGGGGCGAGTGGAGCCTTACGGTGAGCTGCGATACCGCAGCGTCGCCGTAAGCCTCGCGGAACTCCTCAAGACTATCGGACTTTTGCTCAATGGACTTATGCCGGTTTGTTGCAACAACCTTGCCATCCAGAAGATACTTCCGGTCAACCATTTGGCGGATGCAGGCCTGCCGGTCATGCCGCCGGAACTGCTTCAGCTCAAAGGGTTTGACAGGCATGGAGACCTCAATATCGGTGTCCAAAATGGAACAGGCGATACAGTAGGCGTCCGTGTAATGTTCCTTCGGCACATTCTTGGCGATGCGGAAGCCCTTGGTGGACTTACCATCCGTGGCGTAGGAATCGTAGGGAGTCTCGCTTCCGATGTGCTCCATGAGGTGTGGGATAATCTGGTTCAGTACACTCAGGGCGTGGTACTTTTTATTCATCCCGCCCTTGCGTGTGACCAGTTTCTCCGTCCACGCCTTGTCCTTATGGACGAGGTCGTGGTGCTTCGCACAAAGCCCACACCGATTTGCCAATGTCTCGCTACCACCTTTGTGGCGTGTAACAACATGATGGTAATGGTCAATGGGCTTCTTGCAGAACAGGCAATGCCCATCCTGCTGGGCATATACCGCATCCTCCACGGAGCCAAGCCCGTACAGCGGTCCCTGCTGATACTCCCACCGACGGACATTGGGATTATCCATCGCCATGAATGCGAAGCGGTTCAGCTCTACCACCACTTTCGTGATGGGCAGGAACTTCGCAACTTTCGCAATCAGGTTGATGTGGGTTTGCAGCAGATGATTCGCTGTGGGTGTCAACCATCCTTTAGGACGCTTACGGTTATTGAACCGTGCCTCCTTATTGCGGATGTAATGACACACAACGGGCTTCTCGTAGCCGGGGAGCAATCTCTCGATAGAACCCTCGGCGATGGCGGTCCCCGCAGCCTTCGCACGACGCTGGCGCTTCCTGCGCCGGTCCAGCGTGCGATGGCTTCTTCGAAATGCGGCACGCTTCTTCATCAGGAGGGGTACGTCCTTGTTGCGCGTCTCCAGATGTGCTGAGAACACGCACTGGCCGTCCTCCTTGACGACAGCAAAGCCGATATTTGTCCTGCCGGGGTCAACGCCAAGAATCAGGTCTTGGGTAACATCAGGGGTATCATAGTTCAACTGGATGGTAAACGGGGTTCTGCTGACAACCCGTGCTTTCTTCTCCTTGAGGAGATAGCGCACACGTCCACCACGGGTCGTTGCCATCAAAGGCTTACCATCTTTATTGAGCACATATACCATGTCCATGTTCAACGTTATCTCCTTTCTTAGTTTTTTCCGATAAGGCACACCCCAGAGGGGCGGTAGTGTTTCCCTTGCCTCGGCGTGTGCTTGGCAGAGCTGCGAGCTGGGAAAACCCGCAGGTGCATCCGTACCCTCTACCTGAGGGACTTACATACGTCGTTGCGGCTGTGGCTATAAGACTTTTTGTGGGTTTCCCACATCAAAAATCTTAAATAGCCCTTCTCAGGGCGATAGGTGCATTCTTCTTTTTAGGGGGGCAGGAAGCCCCGCCCCCTCAGTTTCTCAGTAGCTAATGCACTCGTCCATCACGTCCGCCACGGCCTTGATGTCCTCAAAGGTGACATTCTCCGTCACGGGGATGGCGACGTACAGCTCCCATTGGCAAAACGGGGTATCCGTGTCCTTGGGGAACAGCACATCTGCGTGCAGCTCCTTCAGTTTCTCATCCGCATTCAGCTTCTCAGCCAGCTTGCGGCCAGAGTCCATCAGCGCCTTGCGGATGCCAACATCCCGTTTTCCGGCCTTATTGAACATCTCCTCACCGGCCTCTGCGATGACCAGCAAACACGGCTGACCGTTCACAGTGGCGATGTAGGTGGGGAAGTTCAGGCTGTCGGTCCAGCAGGTGAAATAACCCCAGCGCAGCAGGGGAGGCACCTTCGTGTACCAGTCCATGTCTTCCACAGGAGGCTGATACTCACCCTTCAGGAACTGCTCGTACTTCTTCTTGTCATGCTCGGCGAGCGAGCGGCCAAAGTTGGAGGGGTACAGTGCATTCATTCCGCGATAGTCGGGAACGTTGATGCTGCACAGGGAAGCGGTGTCGTACCGCCCATCCCAGTCCTTAGGGGGCTTCTTGTCGGGGGTGTTAAACTCCCACACGAATACCTCCCCGCAGCCGTTGCAGAAAAACTGAGTTTCGTCGATGCTGATGATTTTGAACATTGTTTTTTTCTCCTTTCAATTCTTTGACTTACAAATCCATGTACGGGCCTTCGACCCGACATTGGTCCCATCTGCGATTGCGCGGCTCATTGTGCCGCATAGCGTCGAGATAGCTCTGCGCCTGAGCCCTATCGCCGAAGACGATGGGCTGCACGCCATCATGGTCGATTTTCGACCAGTAATAGGCGTAGCCGGATGCTCTGGGGTCAGCACAAAGCGTATAACCATCGCTATCGCGGATAACAAACTTCCATGTGAGAACTCGTCCAATACCCATAGCAGCCTCTCAATCCGCCGCAGACTCGCGGTAGACCAACACGTCGTGGCCGGCGTAAATAGCCTGCAGCTCGTCCTTGGTGATGCTCAGGCTGCTGAACAGCCAATCGTCGGCATCCTTCCAGTCGGAGAACTTGGGGCCGATTTCCTTCCGGAACAGCTCCAGCGTCTCAAACAGGAGGTCCTTGGCACGGGGGGAGAGGTCTTCCTCAGGGTCAGGTACGGGCATCTTGAAGTCGTTGCAGTCGTTGATATCTACCTCATCCGTGGAAGTCTCGTAGTCCTTCCACAGATGTGCGTTATCCTCGAACCGCTTGACGATTTCGGCGATGGCGATGTCGGTCGTCGGCTTATGCGTGGTTTCCTCGAAGTAGCAGAACTCAAAGAAGGGATGGTCGGCTTCCGTTTCGCTGCCGAAGCGCTCGTCGTTCAGACCGAGAGGGCCGGGGATGAAGTATTCGCCGTCATCGAGACTGGCGATAATACGCATCTTCTCGTCCTCCGACATCTGGCCGGCGAAAACGACCTCATGCCGGACCTTGAAGTTGTCCGCGTCACGATAGAGGTATGCGAGACGTGTGTTGGTGATACTCATTGTTTTCTCCTTTCTCCCTGCCTGTGATAAGGTCTTACGGGAACAAAAATGTAGTAAATATATAAAAAGACAGTCGCTCCCAAAGAAAGCAACTGTCTTGAATATGATGATGTGACTAAAAACGGAGACAAATCTCCTTATAAAAATATCTTCGTAATTATACTATCATACTACCATATTTCCTCATAATGTCAACTGCTTCTGCACGAAAGAAACGCTCCCCAGTCGGGGAGCGTTTCAGAAAGAATTTATCTCCTTTCAAGATTCATTCAAACCTCTTTTGCGTCGAGCAGCGTGTCGATGTCGAAATCCTTGACAATGTACTTGTCAGGATTTGCAACGACCTCTTCGTACTCCTCACGGCTCTGGAAACTGTCGATAGTTTCCTTTTCTGCCTCGCTCAGTGCATCATACGGCTTGGTTCCGTAATCTGTAGGCAGCCAGCCGCGATTCATTCCGACGAAGATGTTGAGCCGGTCGATGAGCCGCTTGGCAGAGCTCTTGAACTTCAACTTCATTGTTCCGTTCTTGTAGAAGGAACCAGTGAAGAATGTGAAGGTAATGCTTTTGCCAAGGCTCTTTCCGCAAATGGCGTTGTCCGTCACGGCACTCATCGGGTCGATAGCCTTGGATGCTTCTTTTCCTCCGTTGAGCAGGTAAAGAGCGCACTCGATGTCATGCACTATGTGTGCGGCCTTTTCCTTATTGAAGCTGTCACAGTAGGAATCAAAGGTGTGGGCGAACACAGAGAGTTTCGGGAAAACTATACGGTATCCGCAGTTCTGCTTCCCGTCAAAAGGACGATACAGATGGACGTTTTCGCACGAATATCCTCTGTACTGACTCGCCCGCCCTCCGAGAGTGTCGAAAAGTCTCAACAGGGAAGTGGCGCAGCTTTCACGCAGTTCCCGCCGAATATCCTCCATTACAGCCCTCACAGTGTAGTCGTTGAGGTCGTAATCCTTCAATTCAGCACGACGACGCTTGTAGTCTTCTTCCATGTTGGCAGGCATCAGACCGATGTTCGCGGCTTTGTGGATGAAAGTGTCCCAGTACCTTGAGCGAACGCCTTCCAAGCACGCCATTCGAAGTTCAACGCCGGAGTCCCTCCAAGGATGGTCGTCCACGGCCAGTTTGACATAGGGCTGGTCGTAACACTCAGAGCCGCTCATTATAAAGGGCTTGACCTCTTCGTAGGAGCCAATGAAAGAGTTACAAATACGAGCCTTGAGCTCAAACTCCTCAATGATGTCCTGCGGAAACTTCTTCCGCCAGTCGGGTAGGAACGGCTTGCCCGTCTCATAGTCCTTCAGGTCGCAGATGCTCTCGCTCAGAATATCCGCCTCGTTCCGACTGTCTCTGCGCGTAGGCTTAATGTTGGCGTAAATGATAGCCCACTCAGGAGCCGTCCGCTTCGCCCTATCGCGCTTAAACGCCTTCTCCACGAGAAAGACAGAAGAGTCCGTCTTTTGCTTCTTCAGTATGAAGGACAGGCTTGCATCTACAGCCAGTGTAGAGTAGGGAACAATGGCAAGAAGCTGACCGCCGTATTTCTGCAGCATGGTTACAGCCTTACCAACCCAGCGGGCAGCGAAAGATGGGGAGACAGACGATGTGTGGGCGAACATGATGAGGGAATAGGGTTTCAGTGTGTTGAACTTTGCAAAGTCGTCGTAGACGACACGGATGCCTTCTTCCTTCAGCGTTTCCGCCACACAAACATCTTCTACCACGGTATCCAAATACTTTTCACCGTAATATGCGGTTTCGTGCTGCCAGACCTTGTTCTTGTTTCTGTACCAGCCGGCAAAGCGACGGAAGCACTCGTGAAGCTGCAGCTCACTCATGTCCCCGCAAATGGGGTTCAGAATGTCGCCATCGCGCACGGCAGACCAGTCCACCATGCGGAGTGCCTTACCGCAGACGTAAGAGGTGAGAGTTTCAGGTGCGGTGGCGTACCGCTGCCTGACCTTGGGCGCGGACTTCTCGTAAGTGCCCACGCCGTCGCGTTCGAACCAAGCTCTGAACTTCTCCTTCGCCCCTGCGATGGTAGAAGATTGGCTGCCATAGATGTACTCGCCGCGAGCCCAATAATCAGTGCCGCAATGGGCGAACCGATATGCCATATAGTTCTCGGTGTCATCGCGGAGGGTATCTCTGTTCTCAATGATGTACCCCACATTCATACCCTTGTAGTAGATGTCCGTTACGGTATCTCTGTATCCGGAATTCTTTCCGGGGGCTAAAAAGGACAGATGAATTCTGCTCATTATTTTCTCCTTTCTCCCAGCCTTTAAGGTCTTATGGGAACAAAATGGTGACATTGAAAGTTACCTTTAATGCTGCTTTCGGTCCTCCACAATCGCAGAAAGTGTCTCTTCAAGCGGTAGCCGAATCACTTTCCCTGACAGCGGTCCGTCTTCGTCCACGCAGCGAACCACAATAGGATAGGTGCGTGCGTTGGGCTGGATGCCGATGATAATATAATCATGGTCAACCACAGAAAAAAATTCCCGGTACGCAATGTCGATACCTCTCCCTGTAAGCCAGTGTTGGATGTGTGACTTATTTCTGTAAAAAGCAGCCTCCTCGTCTCGTTCCTTTTCCAGAGCCAGCGCATCCTTGTCTTCATACTCTTGCTCATAGAGGATTTCGGACATCTTCTCACGGAGAATACGAACTTCCTTGTGGTCAGACCCGTTTCCGATGCGCCGCCCGACGACATATTTCTCCGGGCGGTATTTATCGGCGGCGGCAAGTTCGTATTCGTACCGTCCCATTTTGAACACGATACCGAAATCACTCGGCTTCAACTTGCGCTTAGTTGGAACATTCTGCTGCAGGTCAGCGAGGCAAGCACAGAAGGCATCCCATTCGAATTTCTCGGTGGGAATACTTTCGTCATCGTAGTGGGATGTACGGTAAAACCGACACTCGAACTCATCTGCCAGCCCCACCGTCTTGCCAGCAAATCCACTCGCTTGGGGGAGTTGCCTTTCAGTAACACGGGCCGTGTCTCTCGGCAAAACGACAGACCTCGTACCAAACTGTGATGCAACGTGCTGAATACATGGGAGCACATCACGGAGAATAAGCTCGCGGCACACCTGTGAGCAGTAGGATTTATCCAGTACAACACGGATTAAGACGACAACAGCGTTGCTGCCGACCTTCTTAATACGGGCACTGTCTTGACGCTTAACATTGAAGCGGCCTGTGCCAAAGGGGTCTTTACAACAGTATTCCTTGTCCTTCAGCGCTTCCTCCACGGAGTCCAGCAGCATATCACGAATCTGTTTGTCCATACCTTTTTCAAAAGGGATGGTCAGGTTGTCGTCGCTCCAGTTTCCGGACTTGGTGATGAGGGTTTGTGTATCCATGTTTTTTCTCCTTTCTTCTTTTGTTCTGGTTCAGTCGGCGATGAACGCTGCTCTGTCCAACCGCACAGGGCAGGGCAGGGGGGAGAGGCAAAGCCTCCCCCGCTGCTTGAGGGGTATTTAAGATTTGATGTGTTTTCCCACAAAACTTAACCTTCAGGCAGGGATAAAAACCATGCCTGCGTTCTGTGCGAGAAGCGCACATCTCCTCGTTAAAACCTTTGCTCCTTTCGTTGATTTATAGTAGTCCGGCTTGCCGTTATGAAAGCCTTCTGACCCCTGAAAGACCCCAACAGCCCCATCAAACTCCATCACCGCACCCGGCATGATACGAGTCATGTCCTTGTACTGGGGCGAGTGGGGCCTTACAGTGAGCTGCGATACCGCAGCGTCGCCGTAAGCCTCGCGGAACTCCTCCAAACTATCGGACTTTTGCTCAATGGCCTTATGCCGGTTTGTTGCAACGACCTTGCCGTCCAGAAGGTACTTCCGGTCAACCATTTGGCGGATGCAGGATTGCCGGTCGTGCCGGCGGAACTGCTTCAGCTTAAAAGGTTCGGCAGGTGCGGAGACCTTCGTATCCGCATCCAGAATGGAACAGGCGATACAGTAGGCGTCCGTATAGTGTTCCTTCGGCACATTCTTGGCAATACGGAAGCCCTTGGTGGACTTACCATCCGTGGCATAGACATCGTAGGGAGTCTCGCTTCCAAGGTATTCTATGAGGTGTGGGATAATCTGATTCAACACGCTCAGGGCGTGGTACTTTTTATTCATACCGCCCTTGCGTGTGACCAGTTTCTCCGCCCACGCCTTGTCCGTATGGACGAGTTCGTGATGCCTCGCACAGAGCCCACACCGATTTACCAATGTCTCGCTTCCACCTTTATGACGGGGAACGACATGGTGGTAATGGTCAATGGGCCTCTTGCAGAACAGGCAATGGCCGTCCTGCTGTGCGTACACTGCATCCTCCACGGAGCCAAGCCCATACAGCGGACCCTGCTGGTACTCCCACCGACGGATATTGGGATTGTCCATCGCCATGAAAGCAAAGCGGTTCAGTTCTACCACCGCTTTCGTGATAGGAAGGAACTTTGCAATCTTCGCAATCAGGTTGATGTGGGTCTGCAGCAGGTGATTCGCTGTGGGTGTCAACCATCCTTGAGGGCGGCATCGGTTATTGAACCGAGCCTCCTTGTTGCGGATGTAATGACACACAACGGGCTTCTCGTAGCCGGGGAGCAATCTCTCGATAGAACCCTCGGCGATAGTGGTTCCCGCAGCCTTCGCACGACGCTGACGCTTACGGCGCCGGTCCAGCGTACGATGGTTTCTCCGAAACGCAGCACGCTTCTTCATCAAGAGAGGTACTTCCTTGTTGCGGGTCTCCAAATGTGCGGAGAACACGCACTGGCCGTCCTCCTTGACGACAGCAACGCCGATGTTCGTCCTGCCGGGGTCGATGCCAAGAATCAGGTCTTGGGTGATGTCAGGGGTGTCATAGTTCAACTGGATGGTAAACGGGGTGGTACAAATAACTCGTGCTTTCTTTTCCTTCAGGAGAAGGCGCACATAGCAATAGCGAGTTGTCGGCATCAAAGGTTTACCGTCTTTGTTTTGCACATAGACCATCGTCATGTGCGCTCATCTCCTTTCAGTAGTGTCTCACCTCCAGAGGAGGCGGTAGTGTCTCCCTTACCTCGGCGTATGCTTGGCAGTGCAGCGAGCTGGGAAAACCCGCAGGTGCATCCGTCACCTCTACCTGAGGGACTTACATACGTCGGTGTGGCTGTGACTATTAGACGTTTGTGGGGTTCCACATCAAATCTTTAATAGCCCAATACCGGCTTCTTTTTGCATATCATTATATATTCTTATATGCAGAAACTCAACTCCTTTCTGCAGCAAACAGAATCAAAGGGTCTCATCGGCAATGACTTCCTTGGAAACCGTGTTATTCCACATCCGCACACTCTTCCTGATACTGCAGGCATAGATTTTTGTGCCGGCATAGGTCTTCAGGTTTGCGTGGAACGGAAACCCCTTTTTGCAACTCTGACATACAGCCTTACAATCGGGCTTGCCACAGTGGGAATACAGCTTGATTTCGCCACCACACACGGGGCAGGGAGCAATGTAACCTAAATCCATAGTATTATCTCCTTTCTAAGAGAGCCACCCCGAAGGGTGGCTCTTTAATTGTTGTTAGACCTTCAACCGCTTCTTGACGATTTTGACCATTGCCTTGGGGAAAGTGGAAAGGTCAGTAATGTCAAGGAACTGGTCGCCGTAAATCTTCTTGAGGTACTCTTTGTCGTCGCCAATAGCTGCTGCAACAATCTCAACACCGCGCCGGCGATTGCGGGCTACGATGTCTTTGATGTCCTTCGCCGCAGAATCTCCACCATAGGAATCATCATTCGGCTTACCATCCGAAATGATAATGAGGAGCTTCGTGCGCTCAGGTCTCGCATTCAGCAGGTTCGCAACGACCTCCAGTGCTGCACCGTCACGGTTACAGCCGCCAGTGGAGAGCTTGGCAAGACGGTACTTGTCACGCTTACCGGCCTTCAGAAAGTCTGTGTAGACGAACAGGTTGACCCTACCATGCATGGTCACATTGTGACCGTACACAGCGACAGGAACATGAACACGCTCTGCAAAGTCATGCAGGAGCATGGTGGCCTTCATAGCGGCGCCCATGCGCTGTCCGCACATGGAGCCGGACTGGTCAACGAGAACAGCCACGGCCATGTCAGGCAGGTCCTGCGGCAACTTTGTGTCGCTGAAGAACCGGCAATCCGGACGCCACATCTCGCTTGCAACGATATCTCTACCGTACATTCGGTTTCTGCGGACATCGCCGTCCTGCAGGTCCTTCAACTCCTGCTGCATCAGCTTTGCCAGACGCTTGGAATACTGCGACACATCCTCCATCATTTCACCGTAGAGCTTGATGTTGGAAGGTGTTACTTCAACCTCGCGTTTGACGTCGATGCTATGGCCCTTGTGCGTAGAGCTACGGTCCATGATGTCAACATCAGCGATGATTTGAGACTTCAAATCCTGCTCCATCTGTGCTTCGGCCATGTTTCCGGCAACGGAGGAAATAATGGTCTGCAGGACATTCGCCAACATACTGTCGGCTTGCTCCTGCTTCCCGTTTTTATCCTGTCCGTCGCCGCTCTTGCCGGCCACAGCAGCGGGGACGTTGCCCTTATTGGCATCATTCCCGCCGGAACCACTACCGCTGCCGTTTTTCTTGCCCTTCTTCTTGTCGGCAGACTGGGCATCTTTGGTAGCTTGCTTGGCTACGTTGGATGCCTTCTGGTTTTGAGGCATCTGAGAACCTCCGCCATTCTGTGCGCCCTGAGCAATTTGCTGGAGCACCTGCTGAATGGCATTGGTGCTGGGCTGGGAGATACCTCCGCCGCCCTGCTGGTTCTGACTGCCTTGGCCACCGCCGGAAGCGGGCTGTCCTTGCTGCCCACCCTGACCGTTCTGGTCGGAGCCGGACTGATTACCCTGCCCCTGCTGGCCTTGACCTGCCTGAGAACTCTGCTGCTTGTCACACTTCTCAATCGCGTCCTTAATGTAAGGCCACATAAAGAGAAGCATCACATTGATTTGGGAATACAGCTCCTTCGGGTTATCCGTAGTGGTGGCAAGTTCAATGGCTTGTGAGAGGCTCATCAGCTTTTTGGCATACTCATTGGTGTAGAGCGTTTGCTCATCCGCAACGAGGATTTCACCGAAGCGTGCAAACTGGAGAATGAGGCTTGTCATAATAGACAGCGGCTCATTCTTGTTATTCGTATAGCCTTCCAGCGTGTGAAGCTGCCCCTGAAGGGAAGATGCTACCATCTCAATACCACGTGCAACAATGCCGCCGTAGTAGTCGCTCATACGCTCCTCGTCGTGCGCGTCGATGAGGCAGTTGAGAAGTTCGTGTCGCAATTTCTTGAATATCTCTCGGTATTCAGGGTGCTTCAGTGCCTCCTTCACCTCATCCAGTTCTGTCTCGTCGTCCGGTTCAGGCATCCGTCCATAGAGTGTGCCGTTCTCTTCCAGTTCCTTGTCTGCCAGCGCATCGGCGCGGAAGTCGTGGAATCGGATGTGGGCCAACTCGTGATAGACGATACCCATAACCGTTGCGAAACGGGAGGAGGGGAGCTTATACCACCTTATGACGCCATTCGCCGTATTCTGATAAAGATTGTTCCCATCAGTTAAGGCGGTGATGTCAGATTTCGGGTCATGCATCAGGGAGACAGAAATGTGTTTGTCGAGGTCTTTTGTCATCGAATCGACCGTGGCCTGTACGTGGCTCCGAAATGCTTCACTGGTGTAAATGTCAGCATCTGTGAGTTTTTCGCTCATTTCCTTGGCGCCTACGCGGATTTGCCTCCAGATAGATTTCTGGTCCATGCGTCAACTCTCCTTTCTTACTTTTTCCGGTTCTTGAAAATTTCAACGGTAAATTCGAGGCAGAAGTCTGCCACCTGCAGGCGGTCGGTGGAATCTCCGGTAAAAACAGGTCCGATTCCATTTGCTGCCGCCATCCGGTTAATGATATTGCAGCTATCGCAAGCAACGTCATGGCAGCATTTACGGAGCCTGTCGATGGTCTGCAATGCGTCGTGGAGGTCTTCGCCCTCAAGACGGTTGTGAGCAATGATGATGCGTGTCTCACCCATATCAACTGTGTTCACATAGTCGAGGAAGGCAGAGCATCGCTCTTCAAGGTTCTCAAGCAGCTTATCTGCATTGGGAATACCCTTCTTGACGCATTCGCCGACCTTGGCGCAGAGCGCGTTGTAATTTTCACGATTGAAAAAGTTGATGTTGTTATAGTTCTGAGTCATGGTGCTTTTTTCTCCTTTCTTTCTTATCCGAAAAGAAAGAAAAGAGGCACCATGCCTCTTTTCTCCTTTCGGACCCTTATGCCACCTTGCTGATGACTTGTGCTGCGTTGGAACGAATTTCGTTCTGTTCAACGGGGTCGTTCGTGCATTTCGAGATGAGGCACGTGTCAATATACTTTTCAAGATTTGCCAGATAGCGGTCATCACACTGCACGCAGCACACGAGGGATTCGAGCTCGCAGATGGTGCAAGAACCCTCAGTGATTTCCTTGTCTGCACAGTAGCTGCGAATCTGCTCGTACACGTCGTAGAGCGCGTACAGGGTTCTGTCGTCGCGGCTCCAGCCGGTGTTGTACTTGATGCGCTCCAGCATGGCTTTCTTCTCGATTTCCGTACTGTCGAAAATCATACGGCAGCGACGGAGAACCGACTGGTCAATGGGGCGGCAGGAAGCATATCCGACGTTATCTGTGAATACCACAACGGCGTCCTTCTGGCGATAGGTAAACCCACCATCTACCAGAGGAATCATAGCTCCCGGCAAATCGTACTGGTTCAGCGCGACCATAACGCCGGAATCCTTGATTCGGCTGACCTCCTGAATCTCGCAGATGTATCCGCGAGAAACGGCCTTCACAAAAGCGGATTCAACCACCTTCACGGGGGAAGTGCAGCCGGCACGTGCAACCAACAGCTCGGAATACTTTGCAAAGCACTCCTCGGAGGTAATGCCCGTGCCATCTTCTCCTGTCATGTTGTTCCACGCAGATTCGGGGTCGAAGGAAATCTCCTCAAAGGAGGGGAGTTCTCCTCGTGCCGCATCCACAGGATTGCAGGGAACGAACTCGGAAATCAAGTCCTTTGCCAACATATCAGTATGACAGGTCAGCTCCAAACGGGGGGTGTGCAGGATGCACGCCAACACCTTCGTACCGGTAGACTTGCCGTAACCGGTGATACCGCGCCACAGGAAGTTGCGGAACGGAACGCGCATATTAGACGTTGCGACGATTTTATCTGCGATTTCGATTACCTCCGGCTGGACCTTGAAGTCGTCGTCAAAGGTGGGAATCAGCAGTTCTTCGTCTTGCGTCCACGTATGTGTGTTTGTCCATGCAGCATATCTGAGCTTGGCATCCTTCACGGTCATGCTCTTTTCGGACGAGCCGGCGTTTGAGGCCATGGTGCCACCGATAATGGTCGGGGAGCCAACGATGACGGTGCCGTTAAAGGCTCCGCTGTTTACCTTCTGCCGGGTCAGAGTGTCCATATTGCCGTTCTGGATATTGAGAGGGATTTTTCCGTCTTCACAACCGTAGTAGAACATATCACTGAATGTGTAGAGAAAGTCTCTCGCATCAGGAATCTCATCCATATGGTTGCCCCAGTCGGCGGGGTACTTGGTGCTCAGGTCAAGGATGTCCGTCTGTACCTGCTTGAGCTCCACATTGTTTGCGACAACGGCCAGTTCAGGTGCGCCGTAATACGTTGCGAGGGTGAACGGGGTCATCGCAAGGAGGGCACCGCTCAGGTCGAGGGTGTCCGACTCCGAGCCAATAGACGGGGTTCCTGCCCACTGTCCGGAAGGTGCCGCTGATGCAGCCGCCAGCTTACCTACTGCCGGCGCATTCGTTTGAATGACCGTCTTGTAGGTGAAAAGATACGTCCTCGATTCCGTGGCGTCTCGATATTCCGCGCTCCACAGGTTATCAGAAACCTGCAAAAGAGCGTAGTCATCGACAAAATTGGGAATTCCCAGATACGCCAAAAGAGCTCTGGTCGCATAGTTGTGAAGGGTAGAATACCCCTTTGCAGAGGGGCGCTTGGGAGCACTCCATTTGGACACCGTACTTGTGTTTCTATTGGGAAGCGAGTTCAGCCCGTACGGAAGGGTACTGATATCGAACCCTTTCTTCCCTCGGAAGAGTACACAGTTTGCCATGATGTTTTCTCCTTTCTCCCAGCCTGTGATAAGGACTTACGGGAAACCAAAATAAAATGTATATATAGAAAAAGGCAATCACTGCCCGAAGAGGGTAGTGATTGCCTGAATTTATGATGTGACTTGAAAAACGGAGATAAAACTCCTTATAAAAATATCTTCGTAATTATACTACTATACTACCACGTTTCGCTATTTTGTCAACAGCGGCAACGTAAAAAAAGAAGCTCCCGAAGGAGCTTCTTTTGAAATTTAGTTTTTTATCTTGCGTTTAACATTGCTCTCACAGTCGCTGCGGAACAGAATACCGGGAATCAGGAGATGGGCTATTAGACCTTTTGTGGGTTCTCCACATCAAATCTTAAATAGCCTTCCGTGGCTTAAATGGCGCAAGTGAATGTGTCATTGCAGCCAGACTTTTCCGTCTCTATTTCCCACGCCTCAGTAATCTTGTTGCTGGGAGCGCCGGATGCCTTCTTCCATACAATAGCATCACCGCTGACTTCCAGCGCATCATCGCAAGAGACAAGCGAATTAAAGGTATTCTCGTCTTCATAGAGTGCCAGATGCATCGGGTTCAGCATGACTGCGCCTTCCGTCAGCAGCATACGGGCCCAGAGCTGGTATTCAAGCGACCAGCGGGACGTTTCCGTCGGCAGGTCGCCATACAGCTCGTCCAGCTTTCGCAGGATGGAGGCGCAAATCACGCGGCCTGCGGGAGTTCCGTGATGCGTACCGAGATACGGCAGCTTGGCGAAGAATAGGGGACCCTCAGCATACTCGTCTTCCGCATAGGCGTAAAACGTTAGCGTCATGTCCGCTGCTGCGAAGAACCGGTCGGGAAGGATATCCTTCGCTTTACAGTTGCTCCAGACAACATCATCCGAAAGGAATCTGAAGCCAAGAGGCTCCGTCCTATCAGGTGTGAGGTACTTCCGTGCCATATGTCGGACGAGGGCAACGAAACCCAGCTCATGCCGCAGCGTCGGCACATAGTCAAAGATTCTGCGGATGTTTGCCCACAGCTTCTCTTCGCTTCGTTCCGCGCACTCGAAAAAGAGCTTACAGGACGACCCGTGTGTGAACGCGACACTCAGGGTCACGAGCCAAGGTGCGAAATCATCAGGCTTCAGAACATACTCTTTCTGCCCAGTACAGGCGACCGGCACAAACCAATCACCCGCACGAGCTTCGCTATACGAAGCGTCCTCCGCAGCATAGGCGGTTGTTCTGAAGGCATCGTCGGTGTCCTTATCAGGAATATCAATGGTATCGCCCTTGCAGATACACTTGAAGGGGACATACATTTCCACCTCTCTAATGCCGTCGCCATCTGCATCATCCGTATCGTGGCAGTAGCGCACGATGTGGACCAGTACGTTCTCGTCGCAGTGCTGCTTTCGCTTGTTTGAAATCGGATTATCCATGTTTGCTCTCCTTTCAGCCCGTCACGATGCAGGTAAAAGCCTCATCGCCGGACTCACTCATGTCATTCTCCCACGCCTCGGCGATTACGCTGATAGGTGTTTTGACAGCCTTTGTCCACGCAATACCGTCACCGCTGTCTTTCAGCATTTTATTACCGAAAGCCAGCGTTTTGAATTCGTAGGCGCAGTCGGGGAGGTCGAGGTGCTTCGGATTCAGCATGACCGCGCCTTCTGCCAGCAGCATACGAGCCCAAAGCTGATACTCCAGTGCCCATTTTTCTGTGTCTTCAGGCAGGTCGCCGTACATCTCGTCCAGCTTCTGCAGCAGTTCTGCGATTGCAGCACGTCCCTCAGGCTTGTTGTACCGTTCGCCCAAATCGGGCAGTTTGGCAAAGAACAGGGGGGACGCTGAATACTCGCCGTCGGAATAGGCAAAGAACGTCAGCTCCATGGCAGAGGAATTGAAGAACTTCTCAGAGAGAATGTCCTTCACACCGCACTGGGTGAAGTTTACGCTGTCCGAAATGAGGCGGAAGCCGAACTGCTCCGTCCACTCGCGGGTAAGGTCTCTCTTTGCCATGGCCGCAACTGTGCCGGAATGCCGTCCGCAGGTGTTTTCCGGCTCAACACGCGGCTCAAATCTCGCCCGCATATTGCTGACGATAGCTTCAGTATCGTTGAGGACACTCTCAAAAAGCAGCCGGCAGCCGCGCCAATCTCCTTCGTCGGTGACGGAAAGGCTGATGATATAGGGCGCAAAATCTGCAGGATGGAGAACCAATACCGTCTTGCCGGCATCCTCAGTGACCTTAACAGACCAGCCGCACTCATTCCCGTATCGCTCGTCCTTCTTGAAAGAAGCATTTGTGAGAACGGAAAAGTGCAGCTCGCATCCGTCGTCGCCAAAGACACTCACAGAATCGCCATTACGGATTTCCTTGAAAGGAACGAATGTGTCCTCGAAACGGTCGTGCTTGGGATTACGGCGGGAGACCTTAACCAGCGTGTTCTCGTCGCAGAAAGCTGCGGCGGCTCTGATAGATACATTGTTCATATTTTTCTCCTTTCTTTTTTGGGAAAGCAGGGGAGAGGCAGAGTGCCTCTCCCGCTGGCTTTGATTTAACCGGTTATGACCGCCACAATAACCAAAACAATGGTGAGCGCAATAGTACCAAAGGCAGCCGGAAGCATTTCTGGCTGGTCTGATTTTTTTGCGGCTATGACTGAGAAGACCATTGCGGCGATGATGAGAACGACATAGGCTATAAACAAGGGGTTCTTGACTCCTTCCACCCCTCACGGAGTGGGATTCCAAGGTACGAGAGATGCCATAAGCACAGTTCAGAATGAACCGCGACTCTGGGAATCATAAATCCCTTAGAATCTTAGCGTGGCAATCACAGCGACCTGTGAATTAGCACCACGGCAGGCGGGGGTCTCTGCCTTTAATTGTTTCTCCTTGCTTATGCAGTGTGCTTGATACCCATACTGCTGGGCGGAGCTCCGGTAGTTGACTCGATACGTTTGACTTCTTCGCTGTGGAGCTTTAGGAACTGCTCATAGGTCTCATTGCACCTATGGATGTCTACCTTGCCGAGAGACTCGTCTACGTTCATAATGAGGAACGCGGAGTACAAGTCTCTCTGGACTTTCGTGCCATCCGGCATGGTGTTCCAACGCTTACTGAGGTTCTTTTTGGTGTATGTCTCCGTAAGGTGGTTAAACTGGCTGGCTTTTACAGTGAAGGTGCTGACCTTCTGGAATGTACCGCCAGCGGAGACCACCTTGCGCTCCAAGATGTTTACAAAGGCTGCGGGGGCTTTATTGGAAATGGATTTTCCAAAACGCTTCTTCCGCATAAATTTGCCCTTGTCGTTTTTCTTGGTCTCCTTGGCTCGCTTTGCAAGTCCACGGAACCGCATCTCCTCAATGAAGTGCTGGTCGCCATAGCCCATCAGCCTGTTCGCCAGCTCATTGTGCTGCTGTATCCGCAGCTCACGCTGCCGGCGGAACAGCTCCCGACGCAGACCATCCAATCGAAGGTAGCGTTTGGAGCATACCCAGCGGCGGCGTCCGCGTCTATCGAGGCACTCTGGCGGGAGCTGAGACTTCGGGACGATAGTCCCGTCCTCACGGAACATCAGGGGGTTGCAGGCCCTGCGGGACCTATCCATCGCCCTGTTGATGCGCCGGAGCTCGGCGTCGATACCCTTCACCTTATCCGCCAGCTCCGTGAGAAGGACGTTGTCTTTCCCAACGCTGGCAATGGTTTGGGTGCCAATGTCGTGTCCCACACGTCCAGTGCCCAGCGGATGAAGCAACTCTCCTGTGCCCGGATGCACCTTCAAGGGAGGTTTCCCGTCCAGCGTAAGCTGTACGAAATACTTCCAGCCGGAGGAGTACCAGTGGCGGCAGATGCCACAGTAGCGGATGTCCCTCGACAGGGCTTCCCGCTGGTAGCCGTAGACATCCTTGGTGTCCAGCATCACCGGCAGTTCCATCTTATTGATGAACACTGTGCCGTTCCGGTAGACGATGCCGGTGTTGTTGGATTTTGCGGACAGGGCTGTAAATTCCGTCCACTTGGAGAACTTGACCTCATCGCCTTTGCCATACAGTAGAGACTCGAAGGCTTTCCATACCGAGGCGGCGATTTTCTGAGAGATGTGTCCGTTGACCCAATATCCCTTGCCGCCGACGCCTTTGTAGTGCTTTCGGTACTTGTTAGCCTGCTTCTCAAGCTGGTACAGTGAGAACCCTGCTGCGGCAATCATGGCGTTCCGCTTTTCCAGCAGCAGCTTCTTCGCCGCAGCATCCTCGGCTTTATAGGCTTCACTCAAAGCAGCCTGTATGAACTTCCAGTCCTTTCGTTCCGTGAGGCAACGGTACTGCGCTTTCTCGTAGGCAATCAAGTGATTCTTGATTTCGTTGCCTACACGGAACATGGTGTCCAGCCTATCCCTTTGCCAAGATTCACACCGCAGAGGAAGCGTCAATACAAAGACACTTTCACTTGGTGATTTTCTTGCCATAGACGCTTCCTCCTTTCATATAATCCTTGCTTGTGTGCCCGCCTAACCCACCCCTTACGGAGTGGGCTTGCGGCGGGGAAGTTTCTGTCAGAGCGAAGTAAAGAATAATCGACATTAGAGTTACTCCACCTCGCTCTTTTCCAGCTCGGAAAGGTTGTCGCATTCAAATCCGCAGGTCATGCAGTGATATGGACCGTACGGGTCAGACGACTCGTAGATGTTAGATTCGATTTCGTCGTTGATATTTCCGAGGAAATCTCCCGTTTCGATGTCAACCAACACATCAATGTGGAGGACCTGATGACCAGAGAAAGATACGCCACCACAGTTGGGGCAGCAGCGGGTATACACCTTCTGCTCCCGCTCTGATGCACCAGATTCGATGTCTTCAAACGCTTCGGCGAGTGTGAGAAGCATCTCATTGATTTCCTTGGCGTCCTCGACAAGCACTGACAGTTTCGGAACGCCTGACGTGCCCTTTACGGAAGCCTCCACAAACAGAGCGACGTGCTCGTCAACGTCGAAGTCCTCGTAGACGCGGCGCACAGCAGCGGCCACTCCATCGCCGAAATCATCGTCGGCGTACAGGTCAAAGGAGTAGTCCTCGCCGGCAGGCGACCCCTGCCTGAACGTGAACACACCACACACCTTGTCCTCGTCGATGACCCAGCCCAGTGCTTCTGCCTTTTCGCGGTAGTTGGCCGGAATCAGGTCAGGAACGTTGGTCTGGACCTCCGTAGCGTTTTTTTGGTTATTCTCCATGATTTTTCTCCTTTCTTTTGAACGTCAGGCTTCGACACCGAACATCTTTTTGCAGATGGAATGAATAGCCACGAACTGTTCCTGAAGCTGTGCCGGCACGAGGGAGACGGAGAGACCGGCATCGCGCCATACACCTTGGCCTGCGAATGCTTTGTCCCACAGTTCTCCACGTTCGTGCTGGGCCTCCAAGAGCCTCTCATAGCGTTCTTCTTCCGTCTTTGCAGCGTCAATGTACTGCCGTGTGTACTCGTTGAAGTCTGAAATATTCATCTCCGTCTGGTCGGTGTACTCAAAGCGGGGATATTGGGAGTCGATGAAATGGGCCGCTTCTCTGGTGAGATTGAACCCTTTCATGTAGGTACTGCCATTATCGCCCCTGAGGAACAGCAGTGACGCCTGCCAATCACGGGAGACGATTTCGTAGATTTCAGTGATAACGTCGAGCAGATTTCTCTTCTGCTCTACTGTCAATGAAATCTTCCGTTTCTGTGCCTCATTCTGCAGAATCTGTTCCGCAGAGCTTTTGGCGTTATCCGTCATCGTGAAAGATGGCGTCCAATCGTACATCAAAACGCACTTGTGAACGACGTTCGCGGCGATTGACGCAAAAACAGGCCTGAGTTCCTCGACATTCTCTACAGACTTTTTGGCGAAGATGATAGCGAGCTGGCAGAAATCGAGCGAGTTGTAGACAGCGTCCACGAAGGACTTCTGCTGCACTTCCCGAATCTCATTGCCGAGCTTGACCAACTCCCCGATGTCGGTAGAGTTGATACGCCAAGCGTCAAAGATTTTTGTACTCATTTCAGGCACCCGCCTTCCTTGAGAGTGTCCATGACCTTCTCCAGCACGGTCAACGGGGCGTTGAAGCCGAAGTCGCCAACGGTTCTGCGAAGAGCCATGAGCAATTCCGCCTGCCGGTTATAATCCTTGGCGGCCTGTTCCGTCTGATACAGCCGGTAATCCGTACTCCAGTACATGGAGTTCTGCTGGAAGTAGGGATTTCGGTTTGCGTCTTCGGAAGGAGCTTTGTAGTATCGACAGCCTCTATTGTCTGTCAGCCACTTGGTTCCAACCTTGACCGTAACCTCATCCACAACTTTCCCGTGCCGCCGTTCGGCATTACTACCGATAATTGGCACGCGGTAGAGTCTCATTTCAGCGGCCATTGTTCTTACTCCTTTCTTCGTCTGCCAGCCCGCCATCCACAGCCATGTCCGTCAGCGTATTGATGACGCTGGTAAGGCGCTGTGCGAACGGGGTGTATTTCAGCGTATCCATGACCTTCTCCAGCACAGGCAGGGGAGCGTTGAAGCCGAAATTGCTCACCGCCCTGCAAAGCGCCACACGCAGTTCCGCTTGCCGAAGGTAATCCTTGGCGGCCTGCTCTGTCTGATACAGCCGGTAGTCCATGCAGTACATGGTGTTGAGCTGGAAGTAGAGGTTTCGGTTTGCGTCCTCAAGCGGCACCTTGTAGTAACGCCGACCGTTATCGTCCGTCAGCCACTTGGTTCCGACCTTGACTGTGACCTCTTCCACCACTTTTCCGCGCTTCCTTTCGGCATTGCTGCCGACAACCGTTACGCGGTAAAGTCTCATTTCAGCGGCCATTGTTCTTACTCCTTTCTTCGTCTGTCAGCCCGCCATCCACAGCCATGTCCATCAGTGTATTGATGACGCTGGTGAGACGCTGTGCGAACGGGGTGTAGGGATTCGACAACTCGCTGCGGCGCTCCATCAGAATCGCCATAGCGAACTTAGCGTCATTGACGCTCTTCAGCTCTTCGATTGTCCAGCGATGCTTACTCATGCTCTTGCACCCCCTTCCATAACAGGCTGGTCGGCATAAACCGACTGCAACGCGAATTCCATAGCGGAGATGACCTGTGCGATTGAGGGCGTAGGCTTACTCAAATCGCGGGCATATCCGCACCTGTCGTTCAGGTGGGTAGTCAGGGTGTCCCTGACCTTTCCCTGTACTCCCGTTATTTCCAGCAGCCGCCTCAGAGCGTCGTTGACGTCTTTTGCGGGCAACTTCTTGCGGGGGTGGAACAACAACTCGTTCCGATACTGAGACAATGTGCTGTCAACAAAGTGCAGCGAAGATGTATCCATTTTTTTCTCCCTTCCCTAATTCTGTTTGTAAGGCCCAAGTGTGATAGACAGGTTGTAGATATAATTACCACAACGCACACATTCATCGTTCTTTCCCCACAAGCCGCTTGCTTTCATACCGCGCACGCTGCCTGTATAATGGATAGACGGGTGTGTATCGCACTCGTACTTGGTAAGCTCCTTTTGTTTCATGCGTTTTCTCCTTTCGTTTTTATTTGTTCTGAATATATAAAAAGACAGTCGTTCCCAAATGAGAACAACTGTCTTGAATATGATGATGTGACTGAAAACGGAGATAAATCTCCTTATAAAAATATCTTCGTAATTATACTACTATACTACCACAATTCTTTATAATGTCAACGGAAACGGTGTAAAAAAAGAAGCCCCCAAAGGAGCTTCTTTTTAAGTTAAGGTTATTCGTTCTTTGCAGTCTTATCGGCGATGCCATCGAAGATGTTGCCAACAACACGGATTTCGGTGCCGAGCAGCTTACAAAACGGGACAAAATGTCCGTTGTCGTAAGCCTCGTCCATCAGCTCTGCTGCCGTTTTTGTTTTCAAAGACTCACTAACCAACAGGCCAAAGGAACCATTTCGAAACACAACCGTGTTCTCGTTGAAGAGAGGAGTGGGGCGGAATCCTTCAAAGGTCTCCACGATGTCTCCTTCGAACACCTTTGCGCCGTCCTTGTCGATGATACCGGTGTACTGCGTTACGGTATCCGCGTAGACACCGCAAACGTCGCGGCTTTCAGTCGTGTCGGACAAGTACGTGTAGATGATGGCGAAGTCCTTCGGGCTATTATGGGGACGTGCGGCACCCCCGTAAACCCAAATTCCCGGCAGGGGTGCTCCGGTTGCCATGCGAACTTTCTCGCCATACCGCCGAATCTGGCCGCGAAACAGAATTTCTTTCATTGTTTTTTCTCCTTTCATTTTTCAATGCATCCCATGGAGCTTTTTCCACTGGGCTTTATCCATCCAAGGACCGTCGAAGCTGTCGTCCACACATTCAGTACGGAAACAGTTGGGGCAAACGAGACAGTCCACAGCCCGCCGAATACGACCGGTCTTGAAACGCACCCCATGCTGGATGATTTCTTCCTCCTCCACGAAGTAGCTCGGTTCAAGCTCGCAGCCACAGGTGCCGCAGATGCCAAACGGGTTTGCATTGGACTCGTAGGTGCCGTTCTGTTTTTGGATATTCTCCTGAATCACTGCATGGTAATCCGTCGCCATCAGAACTGCACCTCCTCGAACTCAATGACCCATACCCACGGGTTTCCGTCCCACTTGGACAGGGCCTTGTGTTCGGGAATCGTGCTGTCCCACAGCTCAATAAACTTCTCCTGAAGGGACATGGTGTTCTCGCCGGAGGTACTGTCACAGGTGATGCCCTCCTTAGTGAAGTCCTCGTCCTTCATGTCATTCAAATGTTCCAACCGCACATCCGTCACACGCAGGAAAATGCGTGCAGCCTCCTTGGGCATATGAATGGACGGTGTCCAGTGAATGAGGGAACTCACCTCAGGGGAGTTTTTCAAATCCTCATCCGAATAATCGGCCTTGTAGAGCCAGCGGTTGAAATCGCAGGCACAATTCGTCTCACGGACATACAGGATATCGCCCTTATCAAACGGGGCGCGAAAGCTGCGGATGACAGCATCCGTATCAGCAAAGGCTGCCACGAGACGCCCATCACCGTCACGGTACAGACCTTCCGCTCGTTTGCCGGCGAAGTGAAACGCACCACGGCGTGTTACCGTCTTGCGCCCCTCGCGGATGGCACGTACCATCTCGCCGTTGAACAGGATAGGCTTCGGCTTCTTGTCCTTGAAGATGTCGGGGTCATAGTGGACACCGGCTTTCTCGCGCAGTTCCTTGCAACGAGAGCCACGATAGATGTCTGTGTCGCACTCTTTGACAGGACAATGTGAGAGGCAGATTCGCCGCTCATAAGGTTCCTTTCTGGGCATATGTTTTTCTCCTTTCTTTTCACGGGGGGTCACTCATATTCCTGACAACAAAGGTCGTAGACCTTATGCAGCGCAGCCAACGCCGTCTCAGGAATATCCTGAGTGTCCATGTCAAACCATTCACCGAGCAATCCGGTGACATCTCCAAGAAACAGGAACTCGTCGAACACCTCTGACGGTGTATCGGTGCCTTCTACGCTTACCTTGCGCCGCTTATGTGGTGAAGTTCTGCGACAGGCATCCAGTGCGTCCTGCAGGAGCGATATCGCACCCTTTGGAATTTCACCGGTATCCATTTTCAGCCAATTCGCCAGAGTCTCGATAACATCATCGAGGAACACATAATTGAACTCGCAGATAATTTTCGCCATCTGCAAGTGTCGAATTGCGTCCGTTGGGATGTCGTTAATGTCACACTCGGTGAGTTGTCTCTTCAGGTTCTTTACAACCTCATCGCGGGACAAAACCTTGTTTCTTCCCATGTTGTCTCCTTTCTTTTTTTTGCGGATTTCAACTGCTCTGCCTCAGCGTATCAGGCACGGCACCGTAGCTCTGCGCGGCTGGGTAGGCGGGAGGGAAGGGAATAGCCCCTCCTCTCGCCACCTGAGCCACCACGAGGGTTCTGATGCCGCCAGAGGGCGTTCTGTATTGCTGAACGCTTGGCGTGTAGAGAAACCCATCTACCGCTTGTCTCACGGTCATTGTGGGGTATTTTGGTGCCCGCCAACGATGCTCCTTAGAATAGTAGATTTCCCTGACCCGACACGTTGCAACTGTGACGGGAATGAGGGGATTGTCTACCGTATGTTCACACACGATGGCGATAGATGTCTTTCCAATTCTGGAAGCATCCTCCACCATGCGCTGGAGCGCGAGTCTCTGACCATAAGGCATTGCGGCATTACGATGCTTCACCTCAAAGAAAACATACCCCTTGTCGTGATACTCAATGAGTCCGTCGATGTCGGTAGGATAACAGTTACCCTTGTTTTCAATAGTCATGCCCGTGAAGCTGACGAGCTGTTTCATCCGCGCTGGATACTTAATGTAATCCTTCCTCACGGGTATCCTCCTTTCTGCCGGCATCCCCCTCAGCGGGGGATGCCTTTGCCATTTTTGAGCATGGAAATGACTTTTGCGGCCAAGAAATCGTCGGCCACAAACTGGTTATAGCCGTTTTTCAGACCGTTGCTGGAGAAATCCTCTGTGTTCTTGGCATAGCGGCACATGGATTTGTCGGAAATAGGTCCATAGCAAGAGTGCTCGGTGGTTACATAGACGCAACTCTCTCCGCAAGTCACGAAGCCAGAGCAGCCACGCTTCTGTCCGTTGACTGTGATGTTCTTCAGGTGCGTGGTAATGTCCATGCCCATCTGTTCTGCCAGAGAGGTAAGTCCGTTTTTCAGCTTTACAGAAAGCAACATTCTTACACCGCCTTTCTTTCTACCCATACATCGCCCAACTTGGCACACTCGCCGTGGTAGGGGCAGTCGTGATAGGTTTCGCAACCCTCATCAACGAAGGTCTGGCAGGTGCCACAGTCCAAATTGTGATGCAGAAGACGCCGGATAACATCCCGCGCATTTTCGGTCTCTACCGCGAGGTAGGAAAAAGCTCTCGCCTTGACGCTTGCATCGTACTCATCCGTGTAGTAGAGGGAAGACGCACAGAGAACCTTTGCGCCGAACACACGGCGGCACTCCTCATCGGAGAGCATTTCACCGGCAAACGGGAAAAGACCGCGTCTGCCTCTGAGCTGGTTGCTGACGTGTGTGTGCGCGTTCTTTGCCAACTTAACGCCCTCACGAGCCTCATCCAGTGTGTCGAAGGACAACGCACACACATCCACAAGAGAACCTTCGCCGATAGGGGAGTGGTTCACAAAAAGCATCGCGTATCTTCTGCTGGGAAGGGTTGCAGTTCTCGCTGCATCCTCGCCTTCGAGACACACGTAACGCGCCACTTTGTCGTCCCACACATACTTCTCACAGGAGGTGCAGGTGTTCTCTGCCTTATCACATCCGGATTTCGACGCAACGACCTTCAGCTCGGCTGCTTTTTTTTCTGCCTCGCACTTATCCACAGCGGCAAAGCACACTTTTCGTCCCTTTTCCTCATCGAAACGATAGTGCTCACATAACGCACAGGAACCAGCAGGCTTTTCACAGATATATGCCATATTTTTCTCCTTTCTCCCAGCCTGTGTTAAGGTCTTATGGGAACAAAAATGTAGTGAATATATAAAAAGACAGTCGTTCTCAAAAGAGAACAACTGTCTTGAATGTGATGATGTGACTGAAAACGGAGACAAAGCTCCTTATAAAAATATCTTCGTAATTATACTACTATACTACCACATTTCCTTATAATGTCAACGGTTTCGACGCAAAAGAAAAGAGCCGCACAGCGGCTCTTTTTTTTAGGCTTGTTGTTCACGCTTCTACGTAAACTGGTTTAAGATACTGTGCGCTGAGAAATTTGCCTCGCAAGGAAGAAATCTTTGCCTCAGCGTCTTTCTCACTGATAAACCTCTGAGCATCATCCACGGAGGACGTGTACTGGAGGTTGTTCTTCACGGATTTCTTCACATACTTCCCTGCGTATGCCTTTTCCGTACACATAACGACATAGGGCCGAGGCGCCGTCATCTTGCGCGTTACGGTCTTGAACTCAAGTCCCATTACGCTGATAACCTCTCCCATTGCTGCCGTAGCTGCTTCCGCAGACGGGTAGTGAATGGCATCTCTGACATCCTTTGTGAAATGCACAGTTATTCTTCCAATCACATTATCAAATGCACGCACATAGCCCGCGTTGCGCTTTTGAACTACAAGCGGACCCTTTACATCCCGCGCTCTGGCAGGTCGCAGGCGCTCGCCGCGCTGTGTTCCGCTGAACGACATGAAGATGTAGTGGTCCTTGTGTTCTTTTACCAGTTCCCGTGCCTCATCCAGCCAGACTTCCAGCTCATCCGTTGTTCTGACATACCTCCACAGCAGATGGTCGCCGGACGTATAGGGCATCAGCCCTACATTCAGGTCGTTGACGCCGGGATTGGCGGCGAGGATGTCCTCCAGCGTGGCGGCATCCTTTGCGGCGCGAGCAAACCATTTCCGTGCCTGAGAGCAAGTGACCCACTTGCTGTTCATCTTCCAGCACTCATCATCGGTGTCGGGGAAGGTGGTATTCACCTTCGCCACAAATTCGTCCTCAGGAAGTTCCAGAAGATTGATTCCTCCCAGCAAGAACCAGTGGCGCTCGCGAACCTCTCGCGGCTTGAAATTCCTGTCGTAGATGAACTCGGAGCAGTTGTTGCTGCCACCCAAGGCAAGGGGAATGATACCACGAGTTGTCTTGATGAAAGAGCGGGCATCAATGATAGTGTATCCCATTTTTACATCTCCTTTCTTACATCTCGCCATCCTCGGCAGCGGTTATAATACCGAATCTGAGGTTGTTGTTGATGTCGTAGATACTTAATCCGCTATCAAAGTCCTTGCGGAGCTGCGTCGCAGCGGCCTCTACGGAGTCTTCGCCGTACTCAAACGTCTCGGACTCGACGCAGGTTGCCACAAGCTCCTTCAGCTTTGCGCGGGAAGTCGTCGCAGAAACCAGACGCATAGAGTCTGTTGCTTTCCAAGCGTCACAGGCAAACACGATGAAGATAGGATTACTCATTTTCGGCTTGCTCCTTTCTTCTTCCAACGGTGGCTGCGGGGTACGGTGTGGCCCGCTTGTTGTTGCTGTCCATGATTCGCATAACATGGACAAGCATCTCGGAATATGCCCTGTGCATGGTTTCATACCGCGCACGCCATGTATTATCATCATTGTCGTTCACGCGAGCACTCAGCCCCATGCTGTAGTACAGCGCGGCGTCGATGTCTACCAGCTCCGCTTCAGTCAGGTGGCAGATATAGGCTCCCAGCTCATTGACAGAAACTGCCATCGGCTGCTCGCACAGTGCTGTGCTGGGGCGGCTCGTGCTCGTGATGAGTACATGGGAGGGCTGCTGCATCTTTGGAGATGATGTCGTAAATACGACCTCCACTACACTGCTGTAGCGGTTCAGGTCATCCGAAGATACAACGATTGCGGGACGATGCCCTCTGATAACAGAGCTATTGGAAGGATGTCCGTCTTTATCGCGGAACTGGCTTCCTTCCGGGGCCCAAGGGGAAAAGATTTCGATTTCTTTCGCATTGACCCAAAAAACATCGCCCCTGCGGATGTTTCCATTTCTACCCATAGATTCTTGTCTCCTTTCCTTCAGAATTGGTTACACACGACGGAATGCCGAAAAAAGACAGAACCGCTTTAAGCGGCTCTGTCTCCATGCAGTCGATATGACACTGTTTGTTTTCGTAGGGTGCCTCGACAAATTCTTCGCCAACCTCAATGGGTTCGTGGCAAATGCAGCATTCGCCGGCGTAACGAATTTTCTTTTTTGCTTTCACAATGAATTTACTCCTTTCTTTTCAAAGTTGCCGAGACAGTGTTACGGCTGCCTGCTGGCGTCGTCTTTCGCAGTTTCTTCGCTGCACTTCGATAGCTTCGCGAGCCTCCGCAATACACTGCTTCGCACGCCTATCCTGTTCAGAAGAGAAAGATGCGTAGCGCTCAGAGTAGACGGAATCCATACGCTCGGCTCTCTCAATTAACTCATACAGCGGTGTAGACATAGCTTCTCCTCCTCGTTTATTGAATGTTCATGCCTACGGCGCGAGGACCTTCTTTGGACCAAGTTTCCTTGAGCCAGTGATAGGTGATTGTGCTATCTTCGGGACTCTTGTCTGGGTAGCAGGGAAGGTATGCTGCGGAGTACAAGTCTCTGCACTGACTGAAGTACACATGATTCCAGTCAGCCCACACATCACCAAGAGAACGGATAGCTCGCTTGAACGACCGAAAGCTCTGTGGCGTGTGAACTACGATGGCATTTGCTCCGTTCCACTTTCCATTCCACATCATTGCACTTCACCTCCCTGATACGTCGGGCGGCTGCGTCTGTTACGGAACGGAGGCATCACCGGTGCGGTGTAGCTGGTCAGCTCACCCGTCATTTTGACAGGCACACACTGGAGCAATCCGCGCTGTTTTCGATACTGGTGAGCCAAGTTGTTGCGAGCCTGTTTCTCAGAAACCGCCATAGTCGTCCCGCCCCACTTATTTGTGGTAATGTCGTCATAGACACGAACGGGTCCGAGATAGCTGAAAACCATTTTTGCCTGTGCCATTATGTTTTCTCCTTTCTTATTGTGTTGTAATGTAAAAAAATATATAAAAAGACAGCTATCCCTGTCTTGGGATAACTGTCTTGAATACTTGGTGTGACTGGAAGCGGAGATAAGTCTCCTTATAAAAATATCTTCGTAATTATACTATTATACTACCACAATTATTTATAATGTCAACAATGGCAGAGAAAAAAGAGGCGGCTTTCGCCTGCCTCTTTTTTTACCTTATTTCCTCGGAGTATTGTGCCATCCAGCAGTCGCAAAGGGCTTCCGCTACGACCTCACTTCTATCGTTATCGTCAGAAATCATCAGGATTGAAGAAAGGGCTGACCGCATACCTTCATCGAGCGTAAACTCCCTCTCGTTTCCACTTTTATCTGGGACATTTGTTCGAGCAAGCAGCGTCGAATATTTCGTATAATCGGGGGAAATGAAATAGTCCACAGCCGTGTCGAGTCCAATACTCAGCATCATAAGATTGCCGGTCGTTCCCATTGGTTCTTTCTTTCCGGACTTCTTCTCCGGTCTCATAAGAGTTCCGTTCTTGTCAAAGAATATTGCCCTATCTGACTTTTCAAATGTGTCTACAGGAACGCTAAAGCATCTGATTGCCATGTTCTTAAAAGGAGCACTGGCGTCTTCGCCGAACAGTGAGGAAGCATTACAGCAGTCATTTTCCATCTTCTCGTTAAGCCGCTTTATATAAAGCTCCTGAAAATCAATGGGAGCACCTGCGCTGTCCGCGTATACGTAGTTTTCTGGCTTTTTGCCGTCTGCCGTTTCCCTTACCATGTACTGCTCGTACTGCTTGCACATTTCTTTAATCTTAACTTGTATCCGCAAGGAATCGGAAAACGGAACTGCTGAGATTTGGGAGAAAAGGGAGGAGTAGTTGTGAGGGAGGTGGATGGGCGCACACTCATCTCCGAATAAGACTTTTTCGCAGGACTTGTCAAGGAAAAAGTATGAGGTTTTGTAAAGACCTTCAACAGACGCATAAAACCCTTCAGGCAGCCGTCGCGTCTGCTTGCCGTCTGCTGGAGGCGAAATGCGTAACTCAAACGGGCCCACAGAGGTAAGCGCACCGTCCTCAGGCTCCTTGAGGCGCGACATTTTAGTTGCGTCCATGCCGATTTCTGCGCCAATTTGCTTCACATTCCATTCTCCATAGACACGTGGCATTTTGGTAATGGCAAACAGCTCTTCGTACACTCTCGCGGAAACAAGCCTGCGTACCAAAGTGAGCTCATCGCTGAATTCGGCATATATTCCGAGCATTTCCTTGTAATTCAATTTTTCCGACTTCTCGGCGGAAGAGAACCGCGTATTGAGTTTTGTCGCCCATTTATTGCAGTCGATATATGCGTTGACTGCACTATCCTTTTTTCTCATTTGTTTTCCTCCTTAAAGTGTTCAAGTCTTTCGGAAAACTTTTGCAGCGCTTTTCTAAACTCAATTTTGCAGGTGGTTGACATGAAATAATAGGCGGAAACAATATCTTCTGTCGTAGAGTTTTTCGCATAAAGTCGCATTGTGCTTGGCATCCCCATGAGCCAGTGTAAAGAGACGCCAAAGGCAGCCGCTATATGCGGCAGAATTCTTTCGTTGCTTGTGGAGCAGGAGGGTCTCACCAACATGATATTCGCCAACTCGTGAATGACATCCTTTTGTTTATCATCTAATTCAAAATTGCCTTTTCCGGACTGAATCAATTCATCCAAATCGAGAATATCCTGTCGCTTAAATGAACATCTGTGGGAAAAAACGTACTGTACTCGCGCAGAAGGGCGCAGCAATAAGCTGCGTTTTTTATCATCCCAGAATTGATGTATCCACATCGTATCAATCATGCCGAGAGCTGACTCTCTTATGCATCCGTCTCTTATCGTTTCTGGAAAGCTATCTACAAGATTATAGACTTCTTGAACATCTGGCGGTAGGCTGCTGAAAGCTGGAAAGTTTTTATCTCCGAATCGAATCATTTCCTCGTAAGATATGTCCAACTCGGCAAGAATCCGAAAAACGATTTGCCAGTTAAATCCCTGCCAGCCTATAAATCGCTGTGTTTCTCCGTTTGTAACGGGAGTTTTATCAAATAAAAGGGCTGGCAGCTTTTCTTCTGGACAATTAAGCTGTTCGGCTAACCGCAGCTTTTTCATTTCTGCCCTGTATGGCGTGGTGTCTGTGATAATGTTGTTTACTCTTGCCATGTTGCCTGCATCCTCCGCAATTCTTAATTTGCGGAGGAGCAGGACTATAGAGGTATAGACAGTTGTTGAGACGTTTTCTCCGTACCTTATATCGTCTCCAGCTCGTGCCGGCTTTGTAGGATTTGTTCTTTTATAAATAGCACTCATTTTCTTGATGCCTCCTTTGCGGTATTGTCGGTCTCCTGACCTCCCGCGATTATGGAATCGACCATTTTGCAGGAACCTTTTCCTCTGTTCAAAAGTGTCTTTGCGTCCTCCTTTGCCTGTTCGTACTCAGCGGGGTATGCCATCATAAGGGTCATATATCGGTTCCATCCGGATTGTTCTGTGCCGAGGAAATCTCCGGCACCTCTAATGCGGAGGTCCGCCTCTGCAATTTCAAACCCGTTATTGGTCTGTACCATGGCGTTCAGTCTCTCCATCGCAGCCGGCGTGGGCGACGCGCCTGCTTCCAGCACACAATAGGACTGTACGCTGCTCCGCCCTACACGCCCTCTCAACTGGTGCAGACTGGAAAGCCCGAAACGGTCCGCGTTTACAATGACCATCATTGTCGCGGTAGGGACATTTACGCCAACCTCCACAACGGTTGTACTGACAAGCACATCTACTTGACCATCCTTGAATCGCGAGAGAATGTTCTCCGTTTCTGTCTTTCCCATCTTGCCTGTTACTGTTTCGATGCGGACGCCATACGGCTCCAGAACAGAACGGTATTCTGCGCTGACCTCCTCGACAGACTGTACGCCTTCCAGTTTTTCGCTTCTATCAATAAGCGGACAGACAACATAGGTTTGATACCCCTTTTGTTTCTGCAGCAGAATGAAGCGAAAGATTTTTTCTTTACTTGTGGCAATACCGGTAATAACTGGAAGACGTCCGTCCGGCATCGTTTTAATGGTGTGGAGCTGCACGGTATCCCCATAAATTACCTGAGCCAGACTGCGGGGGATGGGGGTGGCAGACATAGTAATAGAATGAACACCGCCTGAAGCCTTTTCGATGAGCGCTGTACGCTGGTCAACGCCAAACTTGTGTTCCTCATCCGTTACGGTTAAGGCGAGATTTTTATACTCCACATCTTCTCCAATGATGGACTGTGTTCCAACAATGAGTTGCGCCTTGCCTTCCTTGATGACGGCCAAGGCTTTTTTCTTTTCGCTCGTCTTCAAATCGCTGCCGAGCCAAACGACGCTTACGCCAAACGGTTCCGCCAGAGCGGAGAGGTCCTCGTAGTGCTGACGCGCCAACACCAGCGTGGGAGCCATCACCGCTGCCTGATACCCATTCTCGGCCATAGTCATCATAAGGCAGAATGCAACGATACTCTTTCCACAACCGACATCGCCCTGCACAAGCGCGTTGATGCGGTGCCCGTCTGCTGCAAATTGAGTCATGCTCTCAATCGCGTCCATCTGGTCTTTTGTGAGAGAATAGGGCAGGGTATTCTTAATCTTTTCAATCCAGCCGTTTGTCTTGACGGAGAATTGGCTACCCTTAGAAATCTTTCGTGCGGCCCATTCGTTAGCCATAGCAAAATATACGAGGTCTTCCTGAAGGAGTCGGGTTTGACCGTCCTTAATATCCTGCTCGGTAACGGGGAAGTGCAGCTTCTTGAGTGAAGTCCAAAGGCTTGAAAGACCCTTTTTGTCGAGGTAATCATTGGGAAGCGTTTCAATAAGCCCGATAGTTCTGTCGGAAGCCTCCTGAATCTTTTCTCTCAGGTAGGCATCGCTCACGCCTCCGATTTGAGCGTACACAGGACGAATGCCCGGTGCCTGCCCATAGGCAGGCTCGAAAATCTCCGGTGCCGTCATGGTGTAGTTGTTGTATTTCTCGCTGTATCCGACCTTTCCGGCCACATAAACCTCCTGCCCTGTGCAAGTGGAAATCTTGCGGAAAAGGTAGTTTTGCCGGAACCATGTAATAACGAGTTTTTCTCCGCTCGGAAGCACCGTGCAGTGTGCGATAATCATAGGGACATGGGAGGAAGTCTGCACATAAGAACCCTTATAGCGCAGTTCTTGGCCGAAGGACTTCACTTCGTCTACGCGCACAAGACAAGCCTGCTCCGCACCATCTATGAGATGCGTTGCAAGCTGCCGGTAGTCCTTATAGCTTTTTGGGATATAACGCAGAAGGTCTTCTGCTGAGTGGATACCTTTTTTCTCGAAACGCTTTCCCTTTTGTGCGTTTACTCCAATGACGGATAGCTTCATATATGTTCTCACCTCCGTGTGGTGGGAAAATGTTAGGGTGTCGGGGTGCTTTTTGTGAACTACTCGGCAATAAATCACCGAGGCTTCTTGCTTACTTCTTATAAAGAGGGCTTACACACCCTTATTATAAACACGAACATAAAATTTTGTCAAGCGTATTAGAGAGAAAATTTACGGGATGTCAACCCCTGTTCTTTTGTATATTCGTTATTATTGCCAACTACTTTTCGTAAAATACAGCTTGCTTTAGTTTGTGCAGAACGCTTCATGGCGTATAAACTCGCGGTATAGCTTTTTTTACTGATAATTAGACTTGACATTTTTATATGTTCGTGTTAGTATAACAGCGTGGACAGGGCAAGAAAGGCTCGTTCGAAGGGCTCGTGCCTAAAATGACAATATTCTTGCGATTGTAAGAATAAGCGCCTAAGTTGCCCGTCCCGTTTTCTTCTTTCTTTATTTACACTCATAAGCACAATAAAGTCAGCTCCCTGAGGGAAGTGTGCGGGAGCTGCTTCGACTTTCGCGTTGTTCTCCATGCGGGGAGGTTCTGGGACTATTCCACCTTTAGTGTGGAGGCTATACAAGGAGAAAGAATAATTCTACAGAAAGGAGTGTGAGCGTTGGAAATCTACAGGACTTACAAGCTGTGCATCAAACCCACAGAAGCTCAGGCAGCGGCGATAGAGAACACCTTCCGGTGCTGCCGGTTCGTGTGGAACCATTTCCTTGAGCGAAAGTCCAAGGCCTACCGGCGCCGAGGCGAAAGCCTCTCATACTACGGTATGAAGAAACTCCTGACGGAGATGAAGGCATATCTGCCTTGGCTGGGTAGCTGCAACCGCCACGCCTTGGATTTTACGGTACAGCACCTCTGTGACGCCTACGATGGGTTCTTCCGTCGCTGCAAAAAAGGCACGGGTAAGGTGGGATATCCGAGATTCAAGGGGCGGAAGAATCCCAAGCAGAGCTTTACCACAAATGGCTCGGTCATTGTGACCGAGAAGTTTGTCCAGATTCCCTCTATTGGGAAGGTAAAGCGCGGTAAGGATAAACGTGCCGTTACCGGGGTTCCGGTAAATATCACGGTGTCCCGTAGTGCCACCGGTAAGTATTGGGCGTCCGTTCTTTGTAAAGAGGAAGTTGAACCGCTGCCGGTACTGAACGCGGAGGTTGGTATTGACGTTGGGCTTCATGTCTTTGCCGCCGACAGTGATGGCAACACCTATGAGAACCCTCATTGCTTAATCCGTAGTGAGAAACGGCTGGCCCGTGAGCAGCGCAGGCTGTCCCGTATGCGGAAGGGTTCTTCCAACTATGAGAAGCAGCGGCTCAAGGTAGCAACCATCCACGAACGTGTTGTAAACCAGCGTCGAGACTATACCCACAAGCTGAGTCGGAAACTCGTTGACGAGAACCAAGTCATCGCAGTGGAAGACCTCAACATTAAGGGCATGGTCAAGAACCACAAGAAAGCAAAGGCTGTCGCTGATGTCTCTTGGGCGGAGTTCTTCCGTATGTTGGAATACAAGTCACTGTGGGCGGGACGCACGTTCCTCCAAATCGACCGGTTCTATCCCAGCAGCCAGACCTGTAGCTCTTGCGGCTACAAGAACGCCGCTGTGAAAGATGAAAAGGTACGGCGTTGGACTTGTCCCCAGTGCGGCGCACACCACGACCGCGACATCAACGCGGCAATCAATATTTTAAGAAAGGCAAAGGATACCTGCACCGCAGCGTAACCGGCAATCCCTACTACGGCAGGATGAGCCGAAAGTTACGCCTGTGGAGACTGGTAAGACCTCGAACCTCACGGTGAGAGGCACGGTCTGCGAAGCAGGAATCGACCGGACGTGTGTACCTGAAAATTACCAATGCGAATGGTATATTCTTTCATGCTGTGCATACGGAACACACAAAAGGTTGAATATCCGGTTCTGGCGGTTCGAGTCCGCACGACGCGCCTTCTGTTTTCGCTGCTTCTATCTTCGCCTCCGTCTTTTTTAACGAGCAGCGGACACAGAAACATCTCTCAATATGATAGCGTAGCATAACTGGTAATGCCGTACCTCTCTCACAGGTAACGATATGTTGGTTCAACTCCAGCCGCTATTGCCAGCCGGCGTTCTACCCACCCCGCCGACATCAACTCTCTTCGGCGCTGGCGGCCTCCGTGCAGACGGGATTACACGTGATAAGCGGAGGCTGCCAGCACCACCAAAATGCTGGTGTAGCTCAGTAGGCAGAGCGGCGCACTCGTAACGCGCAGGTCGTGGGTTCGACCCCCACCGTCAGCTCCATTCCATACTCATTCTCCTTCAAGTGAAGCCCCCGTGTAACAGGTCTTTTGAAAAGCGCTTTCAGCCTCGTTGTGCGGGGGCTTCACGACTATGCTGATGTAGCTCAGTTGGCAGAGCGGCGGATTTGTAAACCGCAGGTCGGGGGTTCAAGGCCCTCCATCAGCTCCATTAAAACCATGTGCTTTTGTGGTGTTTTTATATGCGCGGATGTCGTCTAATTTGGTGAGACGCCAGCCTTCCAAGCTGGTCATTGCGGGTTCGAGTCCCGTCGTCCGCTCCAAGGACACCGTAAAGTGTGTCCTTTTTCTTTATCTGCTTGTTTGTCCTGTGTTTTTCGGACAACATCGGCGAGCGCAAAAGTCGCCTGAAGCGTGAGAAGCGAGCTGCCTGCACCTGTTTTGCGGGCGGTGGCGTGATAAGGGTGAAACTCTGCGCTTTCAGTAGCCGAAAGCAGATGAGCAAAAGTCTCCGCGAACGCCTGCATGGTTCGCGGGACAAGGGAAGCCGGAAAAATAAGTAAACGCGGGCCGAGCGCAGAGGTTGTTGGCGTATTCCAGACGTGGGTGCTGCCTTTTATGCTGTGCTTGTTTGCGTGGGGTCCGGTGTTCTCGCAGTCTGGATGGTTGCTGCGAGAGGTGCCAAAACTTATTGCGAAAGGACGGAGTTCTATGCCAACTACATTTCAAGCGTTTAAGTATCGCATTTACCCGACTGATGAGCAGGTCGAAATCATTGAAAAGACTTTCAAGTGCTGCCGGTTTGTGTGGAACCATTTCCTTGAGCGAACCTCCAAAATCTATGACCGTCGGCAGGAAAAGATGACGACCTTCGACTGTATGAAGGTTCTCACGGAGATGCGGGAGCGCTGGCCTTGGCTTGCGGACTGCGGCTGTACGGCAGAGAGATATGCCATCATTGATTTGTTTGAGGCGCGAAAGGCGTTCTTCCGCCGCATTAAAGCGGGGGAGAAGCCCGGTTATCCCAAATTTAAGGGCGCGTCCCATCCGACACAGAGTTTTACGACCGCTGGTACTATCTATGTGACGGACGATTACATTCAGGTTCCGTTTGGAGGACAGTATCAGAAAATCAACAAGCTCAGGCGAGGGACGGGGCGCCCCATCGAAGGGTCTCCCCGCGAGGTCACTATTTCTCGGTCTGCTACCGGAAAATACTGGGCATCTGTCTGCTGTAAAGTAGAGCGAGACACGCTGCCTATTGTGGACGGCGAGGTGGGAATCAGTCTCGGCCTGAAGGAGTTGGCTATTGACAGCAACGGCGTTCACTATGAGAACCCGAAGCATCTGAGCAAGTCTGCAAAGCGGTTGGCACGTGAGCAGCGGCGTCTATCCCGCAAGAAGAAGGGCTCTGTCAACTACGAGAAGCAGCGGCGCAAGGTAGCCGGCGTCCATGAGCATATTGCCAATCAGCGCAATGACTACCGGCATAAAATCAGCCGTGAACTTGTCAACGCAAACCAGCTTATTGCCGTTGAGAAGGTGGCCGTTAAGCCCTTAGTTGAGGGCAATGAGCAGGCTAAAAGCATCCTCGATGCCGGCTGGTCTGAACTTACCGGTATGATAAAGTATAAGGCGGACTGGGCTGGACGCACGCTGGTGGATGTAGATACCGCCACCGTAGCACCGGAAGCAAAGCATGACGAGGCGCTGGCACAGGTCGTGCTGTCCGAAGGTCAGCGCGTGGCCTCCGAGCAGAAGCCTGCCTAAATCCCTATGCCGAGTAAATAAAGTGTGCAATGATTGCACACAGTGCCAAAGAAATAAAACGAGTACGGACGGTATAACCGGAATTAACGCCTGTGGAGATGCATGGTCGTCGTGGAAGCAGGAATACTCTGTTGGCTGGTTTGTTGGGTCAGAGGCGACGACCAGCACTTTGGGGAACTGAATACCTGTGCTGGGTATACACCACCCGGAAATAACAGGGTTGTATACAATTTTGGGGTAATTGGGTGCATCAGGTATACACCACCCTGAAATAACAGGGTTGTATACCCGTGAGGCACGAAAAGGCGTATAAGACCCCGAACCAATAGGGAGGTATACCCCATATGACGCGGCTGGATATTGCTTTTGAGGCGTATGATACCCTGAACTAACAGGGGTGTATACCAGACCTTTTATGTTCTTTTTGAGTGGAATGTACGTTAAGTTAAAATCAAAAATAAAAGAAAGGAATATAAAAACATGGAACCTTCTATCAACAGAACTCTCACCGTCAGCGTCGTCAGCTATGGCGTCGTATCTGTCGTCAATGGAGTCATCAACGTTGACAACCAGAACCCCATCGAGTTTCCCGCCGTGCTGGACGAGGCATCCGCTGCCAAGCTGCTGAAGAGCAGATACGGCGGCAAGCTGTTCCCCGTGGATGCAAATATCGTCGTGTCTTCCATCCGGCATGAGAAGTGGAAGTTCTCTATGGACCTGAGCCAGTTCGTCGCTACCGCTGCCCGCAGCCGTGTGGACGGCACCGCATCCGAGGCCGACGATGCCCCCGCAGAGGACATCCCCGCCACTGAACCTGCTGTTCCCGCGCCTGAGACGACTCCCGCTGCTTCTCCTACTATCCCCATGCCTCTGGTCTCTGAGCCTGAGGAGGATTTTGCGCCTGCTACTCCCGAAGCGCCTGCTCCCACCGGTGGTTTCGCTCCTGAGACTCCCACTCCTGCGCCCGCCGCTCCCGCCAAGGAAGTTCCCTATGGTGGTAACTTCAATTTCCCCGCTGACAGCGGTGGCGACTTCGGTTCCGGCTTCTTCGGTTAATAACCGATGGACGCTGTGAACGTTGGCCGTGGATGCCTTGATTGCATCAACAAGGAAACTACGACGACCAAAGAACCCTGTAAGAGTTGTTCCCGCTGGAATAGGTGGGAGCCTGACGAAAAGTGTAAGGAAAAGATGGCGGTCAAAGCCGCACGTGAAAGGACAAAGAAATGAGCAACACCAATACACCCGAAAAGCCCGTCGTCGTATTCATCAGTAATGACCACGATACCGTCATTGGTGTGATGGTCATTAAGAATGATGACGAGCACCTTCAGAATAATCTCGAAATTATCGAGAAGAACTGGGTCGCTGCCCGTAATGAGCTGCTTCAGCGGGCTCGTGAGGACGAGAGCATTGAAGCAGACGAGGACGAGCTGCATATCGCTTTCATTGCACATGAGTTGGGAATGTTTGATGAGCCCTATGAAACCATCGACATTTCCGGTGTCTATTCTGTCGCCAACGGGAATGTGGACCGCATCTGAGTTGGCCTTGGCAGCAGACACACAGCGGCGCAGGCCCTACTCCGGCGGCTGCGCCGCTTTTAGCTAAATACCTAAAAGCAAGTACGGACGGTATAACCGGAATTAACGCCTGTGGAGATGCATGGTCATCGTGGAAGCAGGAATGCTCTGTTAGCTGGTTTTCATGTGAGAGATGATGCCAGCAGCTAAGGGAACTGAATATGCCTGTGTTGGGTGTATGAGGCCCTGAAATGACAGGGGTGTATACCATATAATCTGTCGCTTGAGGAGACAGGCGTATAGAGCCCAGAAATAACAGGGTTGTATACCAAACGGCCACCTTTTGACGAGAAGGGCGAGGGTGTATAGAGCCCAGAAATAACAGGGTTGTATACCCCTTAACCGCGCTCCAACTTTCAATCCTAAGGTGTATAAGGGCCTGAAATAACGGGGTGATACCTCAGTTATTCCTTTTAGGTACATAACGGGCTAAAACAACAGGGTAGTGTACCAGATTATATATGATATGGGTGTAGGTATTCGTTTAGGACAACTTGAAGTTGAAAGGAGGTCTCTGGATGGCCTCAAAAAAGATATATAGTTCCCCTGAACTCTATGAGGACAAGTTGGTGCGCGTAATGGCGCGGCTTGGTATCGAAGAAGGCGACTACAACTACGACTGGAGTCGTCAGGAGTGTTGGGTTGAGTTCAGGTACAAGGGGGAATATTATCGCTTTTCTCACAGTGTAAAGAACGCTCAAGAGCACGGTATCTCCCTGCAGTACGGCTCCGATGCCTTTGCACAGGTCGTGCTCTCTTTGGAAGACCTCGCCCGTATGGTCGAACGAGGCATCTACGACCTGTCTACATGGGTGGCCGGCATGAAAGCCCTGCCGAAGCGCTCCGAGTCATTAGATGCCTGCTTTATTGCTCTCGGTTTCGTAGAGCCGCCAACATCCAAGGAAGAAATCACACTCCACTATCGGCGGCTGGCAAAGGTATATCACCCTGATGCCGGCGGCGATAGCTGCTCATTTGATGCGCTATCTAACAACTACACAAAATGCATGGAGATGTTCGAGGAGGCTGCCGAGAAGTAATGTATATGTCTCAGAAAGAGTTCAACGCTATGATGAAGAAAAACCCCCGCCTCCGTGTTCACGGTGCAAATAACAATACCCGCGAACATCGCTCCAAAGCGAATAAGGCGGCAAAATATAGAAATGTAAAGGTCTACGAGTATGCCGATGGGCTGGCTTTTTTCGGTAAGCCCCGCAATAATGGTGAAATCCCTATCGCTGTCTTTGACAGCAAGAAGGAGTACCACCGCTGGAAAGAGCTTCAGATTTTGGAGCGCGGCGGACATATCCACGACCTTCGCCGGCAGGTGCCTTTGACCATCATTACCGAGTTCGAGTATCGTGGTCAGAAGGTCTCCGGTATTACTTACAAAGCCGACGCCGTCTATGTGCGCGACGGCAAGTGTGTGGTAGAGGACGTAAAGCCCTTCGACACCACAACGCAGAAGTATCGTACAACCAAGGATTTCAACCTCAAGTGGAAGCTGCTGAAAGCTGAATATCCTACTTGGTCTTTTGAAATCTATTAAAAACGAGTACGGACGGTATAACCGGAATTAACGCCTGTGGAGATGCATGGTTGTCGTGGAAGCAGGAATACTCTGTTTGCTGGTAATCATGTGAGAGATGATACCGGCACCTTTGGGGAACTGAATATGCCTGTGTCGGGTATATAGAACCCTGAAACGACAGGGTTGTGTATCACAGAATAACTGCGGCAGCGGCATATATGACTCTGAAACAACAGGGTTGTATACCCCGTAACATATTGTTTCTGAAAGGGGTGGACGGCAAGTGGAAAATCTGAGCAACATCCGGTGGCGAGTTCATCTGTACCCCTGCTACGGTGGAGGGAGCGGTATTTTCCTTGTCTACTTCGACCTCGTGCAGTGAGTGATTGCAGGGCTTTCGACGGTTCCGCAAATTTGTTCGTTCCAAGAACTTGACAAAATATCGAATTATAGTAGTATAGAATTATAAGGAAGGACAGCCTAACACAGACTGTCCTTCCGCTTTTTTATGCTCAGAAAGGGGATGACAATTTTTGGAAAACACAAGCAAAAAGCACGTAAAATGGGGGATTTTCAAGACTGCACTTTTTACGTTCCTGTTCGTCGCAGTATCCGTTTTCTACTTTCTCTCCACCAACGTGACACTCGCACAGGCCGAAGAACGCTCGAACCACAAATCACCTCCTGCAGCAGAGGTTGCCGCCCAGATGGACGACACCAAGCTGTCGGAAAAAACGCAGCAAGATGTTCTGGAACTGAAGGAAGGAGTTCTCGACCCTCTTTCCGACATCACAGAAGTAGAGAACTCTGAAGATGACCCCGACGCCGTGGAGGAAGTACAGGAAGTCGTTCCGACAGTCTGTTCCTACTGCGGCTCTGAGAACCATAGTTCCTCAATCTGTGCAAAGAGGTCTATCGCCAATGGTGCCTATGGGCGCTGGGTGATTCCGTCTGTTGGCTGTAATGTAGCGGCCTACTCGTGTAACTGGGATGCAGACCAATCCTATGTTCAGGAAATTACTGACAGTTCCGACAGTGCAGCTTTCTTGACTTGCGGCGGCGTTGGTGTTCTTGCGGACCACAATGACCAAGGTTTCTGTGGACTTTCCAATATTTCTGTTGGCGCAAAAGCCTACATGGATTTTGGTGATGGTGCAACTTACTACGAGTGCTATCAGGTTGAATACGGACACAATACCGGCGAAAAGATGCTCGATGGAAATGGAAACATAATGAGCTACAGCAACTATTCTTCCGGCACCGTGATTTGCTACACCTGCCTTGACCACTGGACCAACATTTACATCACTTACTGGACGCCGGTATAAGCGCCAGACACCCACTCTACTCTAAGAAAGGACAAAACCGTGAAAACGAAATTCAAAATCCCTCGGTGGGCACTCTTCACCGTTATCATTCTGGCCTTTATCGGTGGTCTCTTTGCCATCTCCATGCTGCCTGCTTTCGCATCACGTGAAAGCTCTCCGCCTTTGGCAGTAGCAGAAGCCGCGCAGAACGAGGAAAAGGACGCAAATTCTGATGCTCAGACTCCCGAAGCAAACGAGACATCCGATGAGCATGGAAGCACTGAAACTCCCGTAGAGGACGAGCCTCAGGCAGACGATGCTGTCGTCGTTGAAGCGACTCCCTCCGAAGAGCCTGTTCAGGAAACTCCAACCACCTGTTCCTACTGCGGCAGCGCAGAACACACCAAAGACTACTGTGCCGTCCGTGCCGTGGACAATGGCGCCGTTGGACGGCTCCGGATTCCCTCTGTCGGTGTTGACGTGGCTGTTTACGACGTCACTTGGTACTCTCTGCAGCATACCACCGAGAGTGACAACTACACGCAGGCCGTTACAGATGCATGGGACAGCGCAGCACAAATCGTCTATCTCGGCCAGACCGTTATTGGCGACCATAATAATCAGGGCTTCTCCGCCATCAACAACTGCTCCGAAGGCACCTACGCTTACATCGACATGGGCGACTCTGTCCTGACCTATGTTTGCACCGGCATCCAGCATGGTCGCAACCCCGGTGGCTATCTTACCGGCGCCGATGGCGACAGTGTCTATACTTCATACTTTAATCCGGATGGGCTCACTTTGTATACCTGTCTTGACCATAATTTCAATGTCGCTATCGTGACATTCCAGCCTGCTTGAAGGGGGTGCAGCTTTAATGAAAACAAAGAAGATTTCCCGCCGCGCTGTTACGCTGGCTGCCTTTTTGCTGGTAAGTGCATCATCTTTACATATGGCTTGTGCAGAGGCTTCGGTGCCTTTCGATTACTTTACTGATGACCTCTCTGTGTCCGCTGCCGCCGTTGTGGAGGAAGATAAATACTTGCCTCCTGAGTGGTTCACAAAAGAAAATGTTGTAAGTGAAGTGGACTCAGACACGCCTCCGGAGGAGACTCCTACCCCTGCGGGCGAACCCTCTGTGGCGACCCTCGTGCCTGAGCTCGCACCGGAAACCGCAGCAGCCTGCAGCTATTGCGGCAGCGCAGGGCACTCGCAGAATAGGTGTGCCGTTTACGCTGTCGAACAGCGAGGTGCCGTTGGGCGTTGGTCTATCCCTTCTATTGGAATAGATGTCGCTTGCTTCACCTATGTGCTTGGAAGCGATTCCTTCGAGTACGGACAGGCAATTTGTGACGCTGCCGATAGTGCCGGGTTCAGTGCGTATGGGAGCCAGTATCTCATTGCAGACCACAACTATCAGGGCTTTTCTGCCATAGCCAACTGCGCGGTTGGTGCGGTGGGATATATGGATTACGGAAACAGTCGAACAGAATATGTTTGTACTGGGGTGGAGTATGGGCACAATGAAGGCACGGAACTGACTGATAATGACGGAAACGATGTTGCGTACAACAACAGTGGAGGAATTACCCTTTACACCTGTTACAACGGCTGGCAAAACGTCGTCATAGCGTATTTTACTCCGGTTTAACCGCTGGCCGCTGATGCTGAAGGATATTTGAGGTTGGTTGTGCGGCGGCGCATCCAATCTTACATATCCCAGTTCTGAAAGGAAATGATAAAAATGGCACGTCCCGTTGAAACCATAGACCCCAAGTTAGAAACGAGCAGATATATAACTGTTGATGGGGAGTATGAAGAACGAGAATCCTTTGCCGGAATGGTTTACAGCGACTCTTTACTGCAATCATTCTTCAGGAGGACTTGGAAGCGGCTTGAAGACGCCGCAAATGCCCATCAGGATACTCCCTGATGGGCATTTTTCCCAAGAACTTACGACTTGTCATTTTTTTATGTGGGTTGTATAATATAGGTGAACGTCTTTGCAGAGGGCGTAACTTATAGGAAAGGGGACTTATGCCTACAGAAAGAAAGAAGAAAACAACAAAAGAAGAAAACGCAAAAAATAACTCAACAAAAAACACAATAAAAAAACCAAGAAACTCAACAAGTAACACGAAAAGCAAGAAAGAAAGCAAGTCTCTTTTGGGGTTAAAGGACCTGATGGAAGATACGTCTCCAGAAAAAGTCGTCGGCTGTTATGTTCGTGTATCTACCGATGCACAGGCGGAGCAGGGATATTCTATACCTGACCAAACAGCCAAATTGCAGGCCTTTTGTACCGTAAAAGGCTGGGAGAACGCGAAATTCTACACGGACCCCGGATTCAGCGGCAGCAACTTAAATCGACCGGCAATGCAGGAAATGATATCCGATGCGATGGAAGGGAAGCTGAAGGCGGTTGTCGTCTTCAAGCTGGACCGTCTCTCCAGAAGTCAGAAGGATACTCTTTATTTAATTGAGGATGTGTTTCTTCCGAACGAAGTGGATTTTGTAAGCATTTCCGAGGCCCTTGACACTACCACTCCATATGGACGAGCGATGATAGGTATTTTGAGCGTCTTCGCCCAGTTGGAACGCGAGAATATCTATATGCGAACCCGTATTGGAATGATGGGTCGTGTAAGCGCGGGGTATTGGCGTGGCGGCGGAAACGTTCCGTTTGGCTATGATTATGACAAGACAAGCAAATCCCTTATCCCAAATGCTGACGCGCCAAAAGTGCCACAGGCTTACGACCTCTACATCAAGGGCTATAGTTGCCAGAAAATTGCGGATATGCTCGGACTAAGTAGCGAACAGCTCGTGAGGAATATTCTCACCAAGCGCACATATTGCGGCTACATCAACTACAAAGGCAAAGACTACAAGGGTTTCCACGAGCCTTTGATTGATGAAGAGCGGTTCATGCTCGTGGCTGCAGAAATGGAACGCCGTGGGAAGGAAAACCTCGCAGTCTGCGGCAACAATAAATATTATCTTCTTACCGGGCTTGTTTTCTGCGGAGATTGTGGCGCCAGAATGCGGTACATGAAGTGGGGGAAGTATATCCGTATCGTCTGCTACTCGCACACGTGTAAAAAGAACATGGTTAAGGACCCCGATTGTCCAAACAAGGGCGTTCGCGCAGATGAACTTGAGAAGGTTGTTATCTCAAAACTTTTTGACATTGGTACTGACATTTCTCTCGACGATTTTGACGACACCCACGTGCCTGCAAGTGCAGCAGAAATCCTGACGAACCGGATAGATGAGCTGAAGGAGTCTCTCAGGCGCCTATATGGGCTCTATGCCGACATCGGAGACCCCATGGTGTACGAGCGCATTGAGGATGTGCGAGGACAGCTCCACGTATTGCAGAGACAGCTTGCAAGCGAGGAAACGCAGAAACTCAAGGAAGAGCACATCAACTACGTCCGTGAGAAAATTCAGACTATTGGAGACCTCTGGCCCCATCTTACTCCTATGGAGCGCCAAACTCTTGTTCGTGATTGTGTTGAGAAGGTTATTTTGCATCACAACGGACGTGTTGAGGTTTACTACACTTTCCATACTGAGAAAGATAGTAAAATTCTCAAAAGGAAAGGCGCATAAAAATTAGAAACGCGCCTCTTCTGAGGCGCGTTTGCTTTTCTAAAAACTAAAATCCAATTCCAGCAAAAGGGTCGTTTTTTCTCCTTTCCAACACTATGCCGATGATCGTGGGGGAGATCCGGCGCTATCTGCGGGACAACAGCGCCGTCCGCGTCAGCCGCAGTATGCGGGACACGGCCTACAAGGTCTTACAGGCCCGGGAGAAGCTGCTGGCGGAGAACCAGCGGGAGCCTACGG